CTAGCAGGTAGCACCTGCAAGTAGGAGGACGGTTATGATCAGTAGGGACGTTAGGATTCGCTATGGTGTGCTGCTTGGTCAGCTACTTGCGTGTCAGGCAGATATAGAAGTTATGCGTCGTGTTACGGTCATCGAGGGTGACTATGAGAGCGTTGATCTAATCAAGGACATGCGTAAAGCCAGTGAGTTGATGACTCAGCTTATTGACGCTATGGAAGCTGTTGGTGATTACAGTGAGATGCGTGTAGCGGAGCCCCTCGGTGTATTGGAACGCATCAAGAGAGTCTTCTTCGGGGAGTAGAACTATGACTGGACCTAAATACATAACGCTACGCCGTGAGCACATTGGTATAACGCAGCGTGAGCTTGCTAGTAAAATTCGGCGAACTGACGGTGACGGCTCAATTTCACCCCAGCTCATGAACTGTATTGAGCATGGGCGCAGGAGTTTTAAGCCTTACATTACAGATTTGTCTCACGCTTTAATGGTTGACCCGTGGGTGCTACACTTTTACCTCGGTCAGATCCCATCGTATTTTATTGACGAGCTTGACGTTGATGACACTACGATTGTGAACGCTTACGAGGCGTTTAATTACGTGATCAGACACAACAGTGAAGCTAACAGTTAAAGATATTGAATTCATACTCAGTAGGTATACAGATGGCGCGTCTATCAAACAGCTGGCATCTACCTGCGGGGTTAGCTATGAGCAGGTTAGGCGGATAGTGAAAGGGGAGCGATGGAGTCACAGATTAATGCTGCACAGAAACAGAATAAAACATGAGGCTTTGCTAAAATCGCGATAACATCGAACTGATCGAAAGATCAGTAAAAGGAAAGGCTCCTTACTCCGGCCAATCCCGACATACTTAAACTCTGCAAACAGGAAAGACCAGTCAGCCACACTGGTCTTTTTTGCTGTCTAGTGCTTGGTACAATGTTTATGCCACCTAACGGTGAGTGTTAAAACAACAACCAAATGAACCACCCTGAATAAGCACCGGGGTGGCTTTTGTTTAAGGTACTTGCGGGTATGGCTCAAATGGGTCAATGTTGTTACTATTGCAATACGCACGATAACGCTGGAGTACTTTCTTCACAGCTTCGCCGTTCCATTCTCCGCACTCAACATTGTATGATCCGCACTCGTTTAGGTAATCAGCTATATCATTGCAAGTCATGTCTCTATGGTCCTTTAGGAACATCATTTGACGTTCTAAGTACATAGAATGGTTGCGACGTTTGACTGCTGGCTTAGTGCCAATAGTCTTTGCTATAACTTGTTTTACAAGGTTAATTGACCACACTACAGGATCTCCAGGGCGGAGAACTTTACCTGTAGTTGGTGGTTCTATATCCCTATAGTCCAAGTCGCATGCTATGGCATTAAAGCTGTACCCCTGCCTAGCTAACCACAATATGCTTGCGGTGGTTTCGATGCTTATTTCGTCTATCAACATGTGTGCATTTTACGGCTAAACCAGCATGATATAACCGTTGTATGGACCGTCCTATTGCAATGCAGATGATTCGTAATGCTCTACTGGCCGTGGGGACTCAGGAAGAAGGCGAGAACTCAGGTGACAAAGTAGAGTTCTACCTTAGTCAATGTAAACCCCCTTTGAGTGCAGGTAACCCATGGTGTGCTGCTTTTGTCCGTGCCATGATGAAAACGTCTGCTACCCAGCTTAGTACTACTTACGACACAGCTTTTCCTAGATCTGGATACACTCCTGACTGGGCTAATTACGCTAAACAAACTGGCTTATGGGTTCCTGTGGCATCCATTAAAGATGGGTCAGTTATCCCACGTAAAGGGGATATTGCTTTATTCTACTTCTCACAACTTGGGCGCATTGGCCACGTAGGAATAGTGCTTGATGTAAAAGCAACATACATGTGGACTATTGAAGGAAACACTTCACCTGAGCCAGAATCTGACAGTGTAGTTGAACGAGACGGTGATGGTGTATACAAGAAAAATCGTAAATGGAGCGAGCTTGGAAAGCTCGGTGGAATATTGAGGGTAAACTTTTGAAAAACTTTATAGCAAAAATACTTGGTGTTAAAGTTGCGCCAGACAACATCGAAGACGCATGCAAACTATTTGGCGTTGAGTATGAACCAGTAAAGTCATTCCAGGATCTTTGCAAGAACGTTAATCTTCATGGTGAGTTTTCATCAATGGATGCAGTACTTCTACGAAAAGTTTTTGTAACTGCTGCAAAGGAGCTACGTAAACGCAATCAATGATATAATACCTGCGTGGGTGACCACAATAAGTCAGAGGTATTTATGATTACTATTGCAAAGAAAAGCAACACTTGTGACGTTGATATTAAAATCGTCCAAGGTGTTACAGGCATTCACTATGCCATCAACGGAGAAGAGCTTGCATGCGTTCCAGCATGGGAGCGTTTGGTTGCCCTGAATGAGACCAGTAAGGTCCCAGGCCGGATTATGATTGAGATTGCGAGCAGTATCATCAACTCTATGATGTTGCAGAACAAGCGCAACGCAACAATCATCACTGACGAAACCGTCATTATCTAGGAGACAAAATGAATAACGTAGTGCTAATTGGACGGCTTGTAGCTGATCCAGATTCAAAGACATTGGCAAGCGGTAATGCTGTAGCCAACATGCGTATTGCAGTAGATCGTGGAAAAAATGAAGAATCTGACTTCATTGACCTTTCCGCTTTTGGCAAAACAGCAGAGTTTGCTAGTACATACCTTTCTAAGGGTCGCTTGATTGCAATCCAGGGCAAGCTTCGCATTCGTCAGTACGAGCACAATGGTGAGAAGCGCAAATCTGCTGAAGTCATTGTGGACAACATCCAACCACTTGACAGCAAGAAGGATTCTAGTGGAACCCAAAACGCTTATCAGGCTCCACAACAACGTCAGCCTGTAAAGACTGAAGACATCTCGGATCCGTTTGGCGATGACTAGTGAATCAATTGGTGACTTTGTAGACGAATGTGCGTTGACACTTGACGGGTTTGATAGCGCTATCTTTGGTATCGCTATCAGGCCTTGCCACAATACCGTAGTAGCATACGACTTTAATCTTATGGTTAAACAGTGCGAAGAAGACGGTATGACATGGGACGAAGCTATTGAGTACATTGACTTCAACATTGTTGGGGCATACATGGGTGAAGGTACACCAATCATTATTCGTAAAATTGATGAATCCGACCTGTAGTCTTGCTTGAGTTGGGTTCAAGCAAGTGGAGAGCACTAGTCGATAAGACCTAGTGCTCTTCCTTTTTTAAGGGCTCTGGTTTTAGCGTCAATTCCACTTACACCAAGCTTCCAATATAGGTTGTCAAGATGAAAGTTTACCGTTCTGTGGCTAATAGACAGAGCTACACCCATCATCTTTGCCGTACGACCTTTAGGCAACATACGCAAAATCTCAAGCTCACGATCCGAAAGTGGATACGTGAGCTCAGAGTTTGTAGACTCTACAGTTTTTTCTTCAGACATTAGTCCTCCCACACAGTGGGGCATTGTTGTCTCAGTATGGCCAATACAATAGTGGCAACATGCTGATGTTCGTCTTGCGCCCCCTCTTCAAGACGGCTTTCTAGGTAATGGATCCAACTCCGGAGAGTCCCATTAACGTACATGGTTGTAGGCGTACACATAGGTAACACGTTGCGAGCTGTCTCTGGTGCAACACCAAATGCAATCATCTTTTCATAGGTGTCAAATGCCAGTGCTACAGATTCATCAGCTAGGCATTCCATTTCTCGAAGTTCAGGATTTTGATCGTCAATAATTGATGACTGCCTATTGGTTGGATGCTTTAGCCTTAGTTGTATAGGCATTGGCTTTTCTACTACAGGAGAATACCGTTGAGAAAACACCTGGAACGACATTGACTTGTGACGTTGCATTTGCATAGCGACCGCTATTGACGTCTTGATCTCCAAGCATGCGTTTGCCATCTCAAACACAGACCAGTGCTTTTTACGTTTGCAGTACTTTAATAGCTTGGCAAAGTCTGGGTTATCTTGATTTTTTGGATTACTAACCCGTGCACAATATGCAATGTGGGATTCAGCGTCAGGTGTTATCCATACGAGTCTAGCTTGGGTCTTCATACGCCAGTGCTTCCAAATCCACCTACTCCACGATCAGTTGTGAATAAGTCACCAGTAGATGTATTGACTAACTCTACAGTGGGGACTGTTGCAAATACTAATTGTGCAATACGCATTCCTGGTTGTACAAAAAACACGTCATTACCAAAGTTAGCAAGAATTACTTTGACTTCACCGGTGTAATCTGAATCAATAGTTCCAGGGCTATTAAGAACAAACACGCCATTCTTAGCCGCTAACCCACTACGACTACGTACTTGAGCTTCCACATTTGATGGCATTTGTAACTTAATATCAGTAGGGATAATAGCAATTTTGCCTGGTTGAATAGACGTCACTTTACTTACAGACGCGCATATATCAAACCCATGACTTCCAGGTGTTGCTTGTGATGGTTTTATAAAACGAGGGTTGTCAGATATAGATCTGATTGCAATCTTAATTGGTTCCATTACACTATAATATACCTGCCTACATGCGAGTGCAACGTAGTGATTTAGCTATAGTACAATCAACATTATGGGTGTTGTAAAAAAGTATCAGAACCCGTCCGGAGGATTAAATGCTGCTGGTAGAGCACATTACAAAAAAACCGAAGGGCTTAATCTGAAACCTCCTGCTACTAACCCTAAAACGCCAAAAGACGCTTTGCGTCGTAAATCGTTTTGTGCACGTATGGAAGGTATGAAACGCGCAAACACATCGACTAAAACGGCAAATGATCCTAATAGTCGAATTAATAAAAGCTTGCGTGCATGGAACTGTAAATAATGTTTAACTTCAGGATGCCTAAAGTAAACATGGGAAATGTGCTTAGTCAAGCTAATCCTATGAATATGATTGGGCGCATGGGTATGGGCAACCCAATGCATTCTATTCAAGATGCATTTGGTGGTGCTACACGAATGTCTCCTATGACTCAAGCTATGGATATGTTGCAACGTCATCCACAAGATCCACAAATGCAAAATAAAATGGACGAAGATGGCATGCGACAAATGCTTGGCCAGCATATGTCACAACAACAACAAAATCCGCAGATGCCAAAGATGCAAAATCTTATGCATCCTAATCCAATGGTAAACATGTCAGGCATGAATATGTCTCAAATGATGGGTGCACAGCCACAAGAACAAGAACTGCCATCCCCTATGATGAATCCTAATATGGGTACAAAAAGTGGAATGGCTCCTATGGGCACACCAATGAATATGCCACAAATGAGTGCACCACCAATGAGTGGAGCAGGACAAGGACTGATGGGGGCCATGAATGCATTGAATGCCCAACGTCCTAGCGATTCATTTGTGGATCCTCAAAGACAGAAGATGATGCAGATGCAAAGAATGCAACAAATGATTGGTCGCAATAAATAGATATGAATAAAAACATTAATCACGCTCAAACATTCACCCGTGATCTGCCTGATATTGAACGCCGTGAACACGGTATAAAAAAAACTCCAACTAAAGCTCAGATGAAGAAGATGGAGATGAAAGAACACGGACTTAAACGTGCTCCTTCAATGTCGCAAATTATGATGATGGAACGCAAAGAACACATTCAGCCAAATGGCAATGTGATTATTGGTAAAGGTTACAAAGGAAGAGCGAGGGCAAAGTAATGGCTAAAGTGATGAAACCTGTTAAGACTATGACTTCAACGAAAACAATGTCTGACATGATGGGCGTAAAAAAAGCTCATCCGTCTGAATGCAAATGCCCAATGTGCAAGAAGGGTAAGTGCTAACCATGGCAGAACCTAAAGGAACTAAGGCTAAACCACCAAAAGCTAAACCAACACCTCCGGGACAAGGAGCTATTGATTTTAATAATTCAAGTGGCGCACCTGTAGTACGTAAAACTCCCATAGGAAAAGATAAAACTCGCGAAGCATTAGGTAATGGTAGCAAGGAAGGACTTCGACAATTATCAGCAAGATTATATAGTGGTGTGCAACCACCTAAAATTAATCCTAATACAGGTAATAGTGGATCTGCACTTGTAGTACGTACACCGCACAAAAATGATTCGTTTACACGGCCTGTTCGTGGGGCTGTCAAATATACTGGGCCACCTATACAGGCACGAAGAGTAACACCTCCTGCTCCTCCTCCACCAAGTCCATTTCAAGGTGGAAAAGGCGGCGCATTAGCTTTGCGACCTCAACCTGGAGTACCTGATAAAGTACCTTATCGAGCAGATGGAGGGAAGGTTAATACTCCTAATCCTGGGCCAGTACGTCCTAGGATTATGCCTCCAACTCCACCTCCAAGCCCTCTGGTAACTGCACCTAGATATAATCCTGGTGACGAAAACTTCTTTGAACGTGGTTCACAACCATATCGTAAAGTTGCTCCACCACCACCTTCGGCAGCTAAATCTGTAAGTAGTGGGCCTCGATTACTTACTGGGTCAATCGATGATGCTGCAAAAATGACAAATCTACCAAAAGGAATGAATCGTCGTCTTAAAGGACGATTGTTGGGGCTTGCTACAGTAGCAGCTGCTGCTGGTGGATTAACGTATCTTGCAACTCGTAAACGTAATGAGAATGAAGCTGCTGCAAAACCAGCTGCTGCTTCTCCCGAAGTTGGAGTTGCTGGACGTAATAATCCACCATCCGCTGGAAATGGACCTGATGCTCAGTTATATCCACCTGCTGGTGGTGCATCTAACGCACCTGGTGCTGGTGGCGGAACGGCTCCTAAGCAACCAACACTTACAGAACGTGTACGTGGAAACAATAAAGCTAATCGTAATCCTGAAGAGTATTTAGGTGAAGCTTTTGACGCAACTGTAAAGCGTGGACGTGATGTTGGACGTAAACATCTTCAAGGTATGATTGCTCGTGATTCTGTTGATTCAGACACAGCAACTAGATTGATAGCACGTTACGACAAAAAGATTGGTTCACAATCAACCCTTAAAGACTACAAGTCTGAAGGTATTGCTCAGAAGTTTGACAGGGAAAATCCGGGTAAAGCTGGACGTATTCTTGATGAATATCGTGCAATGGGTCGAAACGCAGATTCAGCACCGAAGGGTGCTACTTACGCCGACATTAAGGCAAGGGCTTTACGTTAATGCCACCAAAACAACCAACATTACTTGATCTATTGAAAGCTCAAGGTGAAGGAATGCTAGATCCAGAACTTATGATTCCGGCACTAGGCGCTGCTTCAGTTGTTGGTGTAAATCAAATCAAAAAACGATTACCTGGGGCAGCAGCTAAAGCTGCTCCAGTAATTGGTGCTGCTGCTCAAAAAGTAGGTACGGCGGCTCAAAAAGTAGGTGGCGCAGCTCAATCTGCATTCCGTACAGGCATGCCATTCATTGACAAGGCTTTAACTAGCGCAAAGGTAGCATATGATCTTGATGCTGCGCCGTTAGTAAATAAATATGTTAAGCCTTTAGTTAGGCCTGTACGTCAAGCTGTTGGAAAAGTTGCAGCAGGTCCGTTGGGTAAAGTGGCAAGTGCTTACAACACTAAGATAGCTTCTCCAATTAAAAACTTTACTGGATCACTGACTAAAGGCGCTCCAGGGTTAGCACAAAAATCGCTTACTGCTATATCTATGTCTGGAGCAACAGGTGATCCATATCAGGCAGATGAGGGTATAAGACGCACACAACTGACTGACAATATAATGCGTCGATATATAACTCTTAGTGATCCTAGTTATTTAGAAAAAATGCTGACTGAACCTAAAGGCCGTGAAAAAGCTGAGTTTATTCTTACAGATTTTAAAAACCAATTGGCAAGTGCGGGTTTACCAGATCAGGCAGTTAAACACATTGTCAAGGCAATGCATAACCCTAGTGCAATGGACCTATCTGATCACGATTCAATTAAAATGATTTTGAAACGTTTTATGCCTACGAATTCCACTTTTAACGACTCGACGTTTAGGCAACAACCTGCAAATTCAGTTGCGCCAATGGATTTAGTTAATAGCGTTGGAATGAATATTCCTGATATTGCAGCAAACGCAATTCCTGCGCTTGGTTTATTGGCTAGTGGTGGTAGGGTTAATATTAGCAATCCGTTATTCGATGAGTTGAAAAATAGTGCTAGTCGTGGCGGTGATGCAATTGGTCGCTATAACGATACTCGTAGACAAGCAGAGTTAGTAAGGCTTGATGCATTAATGCAAAATCCTAATGTAAAACCTGAAGACCGATTATCGTTAGCCCAGGCTAGACAACAGCTTATGTTTTTTGACGCACAAAGATCTAAACTGGGATATTAACTTGCTTTACTCATTCGCTTCAAAAGCTTTTCTACAAGCCAGTCAGCGTCTTTTGTGTCTTGAGTAATGTAAAACGTAATGTACCAAATGCATTTGACTAAGTCATCAGTTTCTGTTTCACCTAATTTCTTACCGGCTCTAGCTATGTATTTAAGTGCAGTAAACAATTCAAATCCAAGACCCCATGCTCTAGCTACTACAACAACTGGAAATTCAAGGTTACGGTAATGATCGGGTGCGTACTTAGGCATGCAGGTAGTATACTTGCGTGATGATAGACTCGCAAAACGTAGATGACCCTATGTTCATTGAACGTTCAGATGGGTTATACAGAAAAACATTTGGCAAATACGTTAAGTGCTGCGCTGCGTTTGTCATGGACGGAAATCAAAAACGCAACTGTAAAAACCCAGCTTTAACAGGTAGTCAATACTGTACGGCTCATGGATCACAAGCTTTACAAAAAGCAGAAAAGCCACAGTATTTAGCTCACTTGTTCCAAAAAGAACGAAAAAGATTTAAGCGCATTGGTAAAGACCTATTAGAAAAAGTAGATAACTATCGAGATGACCCTGATCTGTTTTCTCTTCGAGACGACACCGCTTACATAACAGCGTTAATGGACACACGCGCTGAAGCTGCTGCTGAAGGCGTAGGTTTAGAACAGTATCGTAAAGTTGAGGCCGCTTACTCATTAGCTAAATCAAAGCTAGGCAGTCCTGACTTTATTGATGCGTTTGAGCAGATTGGTGATTTATTAGATGAGCGCATGGATGAGTATGCTGCAAGTAAAGACGTCATTGATCTTATTGCTCGTCGTTCTGACTTGGTAGAAGCTGAACAACGTATTATGCAAACCAAGGCTTATACACTTGAGGCAGATCAAGCATTTATGTTAGTTATGCAGATTGTAGAAGTTGTAAAAACATCGATCCGCGATGCAGACGAACTTGTTGCTATACAAAGTGGTATTAATAAGTTACTGCGTATGCATCATGCTGATCAAGAGGTTGAGATTCAAGACGCTGAGATTGTAGGTGAGGCAGATGTCCAAGTCACAAGCGTATAGGTCCACCCCAAAAGAGTTTAGGCGTTTTACTCAGTCAGATAAACCATTAGCGGTTGCATTACTTGAAGCACTTAATGCACAGATTGGTGAAGTAATAAAAACGGGGGACTACGATAGTGGTAAGGCTTTCCCAATAGACGGCGCATCGTTAGATTATAAAACCTGGCTGCGTACATTTGCACCACACGCTATGTCTTCAGATATGGGTACTCATCACGAACGTGCTTGGGAGTGGGCTGAAAGCATTAGCCCAGGTACACCTCCACCGGCTCTTATTGAGTGTTGGTTTCGTGGTGGAGGCAAGTCCACTACCATGGAACACATTGCTGCTCGTATAGCCGTTAAGGGTACACGTCGCTTTCTGCTATACGTTTGTAGTACTCAAGAAGCAGCTGACCGCCACGTATCTGACATAGCACACGCTATGGAACGATGCGGGATTGAAAGGGCACTTAACCGTTATGGCTTTAGCAAAGGTTGGAATGCGTCTAAGCTTAGGACTGCTAATGGGTTTAACGTTTTGGCGTTTGGCCTTGACACCGGCGCAAGAGGCGTCAAACTTGACCACCTTCGTCCTGATTTCATCATCCTTGACGACATTGATGAGCTTGATGACAGTGTTAATCGCGTTGAAAAGAAGATTGCGACAATCACCCAGACTATCCTGCCAGCAAAGTCAACCGACTGCGCGATAGTTTTTGTTCAAAACAAGATCCACGCTAATAGCGTAATGTCTCAGACGTTGTCCGGTGAACTGGACATGCTTCAACATCGTGTTCAATCACCTATTGTTCCTGCGCTAGAGGGCCTAACATACGAGCCGTTTGAACGTGAAGATAAACGCACTGGATATAAAATCACTAGTGGCACTGCAACTTGGGCGCATAAAAATCTTGAAGTTTGTCAAAGAGAAATTGATGACTACGGAATCATTTCGTTCTTACGTGAATGTCAACATGAAGTTGGAGTAGGTGGCCGATTATTTCCTGACTTCAAACAGTTTGATTCATCTGGAAAACCTTGGCATGTTGTTGATCAATTGGACATTAAACCTTGGTGGCGTATATGGGCAAGTCATGACTTTGGTACAGCAGCACCAGCAGCTACATTATTTTACGCATCAGATGAGAACGAAGACATCTACGTGTTTGATGAGATATATGAAGCTGGTCGTGTTTCAAGTAAACAAGCTGAAGATGTAATACAAAAACTAAAAACACGAGGTTACGCATCTCCAATAAATAAAAACAATTTAGACGGACCTTGGAACACAAAACTTGAGGCGATAGCATTTGACTGGGCTAATACCTTCCCTCCTGAACGTGGTGATCAACGCATTGGTGAGTACCCTGTTGAAATATGGTGGAGACGCAACCTTCCCGCTGTAAGGGCTGTAAAAGACCGTAAGGCTGGTTGGAGGCGAGTCATGGAATGGCTGGCTGGTAAACGTGTTACAAATGGTGTTGTCTATCCTAGAATACGCATTTTACGAAGTACATGCCCTAACTTGATTCGTGAACTAGAAGTTGCTATGTCTGATCCTCGTGACCCAGAAGATCTTGATGCTGGTACTAAATCTGACCACGCGCTTGACTCTTTTAGGTACGGTGTAATGTGGCGTGAGTTTCCTGTAACATGCCCAGAAACTCATAAGATTAAACCTTGGACACCTACGTGGATGAACAAAGATAAGGATGACGGGTTTGTCTAATGCTCAGTGATATTATCCAAATACTGCTATTGCTTACTTGTGCTGTATTTTCCGGGCTTTGTTGGTGGAATTTACACTCAATTCGTTTAAGGTCTTGGCAACAAGATGCGTATGAAAAACTTAGGGATCAGTACTTATAATGGCTCCAGACATTAACGGAATGGGTGGTCTTCCTGGCGCACCTAATATGAAATCGCGTGTCTTGGCACTAAAGAAACAAAACAATACTGGTACGCCTGGTTCTTTTCCAACAGGCAACTTAAATCTTACAAACAAAGAAGACCTTACGCTTGACCATGAAGGTAATCAATGGAGTGTAGACCCTAAAGAACAACCTGAAGAAGCAGTACGTTTATACAATTACGTACGAGAGCAATTTGACACAGCATACAGAGCTCGCCAGGAAATGGAACTTGAATGGGCGCAAGCATTGGCGTTTTTTGAGGGACGGCAATGGTTTCGTATCAATAGCCAAACACGTAACCTTGTTCAATTACAAAACCCAGCTGAAGCTAACCGATATATAACAGTCAATAAGATGAGGCCACTCATAGATGGCGTAGTAGGTAAACTTACTCAAGTTGCTCCGGATTGCCGTGCCGTTCCGTTGTCAATGAACCCTAAAGATCAACAAGCTAGTGACGAAGCTAACTTTATTGCTGGGCACTATACTAGGAAGTTTGACCGAGAAACGCAAACTAAAGAACGTGTTCGGTGGGCATGCGTTACAGGGACATCGTTTATAAAAGTTTATTGGAACGCTAAATCTGAAGTAGTCATGCCACTACGTGATATGTCTACAGGTGAAATTACTGCGTACGAATCTTTGCCACTTGGAGATGTAGAGGAAGAAATTGTCCCCTGTTTCAACATCCTGTTGGATCCTACAGCGCAACGAGATCATGACATCCGTTGGGTTATTCATGCATCCATTAAACCTCTATCGTGGTTTGTTGATAATTATGGCGATGCTGGCAAAGCTGTTCGCGCAGATGCTATAGCTGGACAAAATGCTGGGTACGTTGACGCATATCTAGAAGGTGCAAACGGATCTGGTAACGGATGGGTGCAACCTTCATCGGCTCGTTTGAACAATGTAGACAGCAAGAAACATGCTGCTATTGTTTATGAGTATTGGGAAAAACCTACTGCACAATATCCAGAAGGACGTTACATTGTAAGTACTAACCGAGCATTGCTTTATGCTGGTGATTGGCCTTACAAGAAGAAAGATGATTTCCCTTTTATACCGTTACGTTGGCAACCACGAAGCGGAACTCCGTACGGACATAGCCTTGGCTTTGATCTTTGTCCGCTTCAGCAATCGTATAACCGTATCTATTCTAGGGCTTTGGAACAGTTTGAACAAAACAAAGACTATGTAATGGTTGAGCGGTTATCTCGTGTTGGTGCAGATGCGTTTGATCAAGCAGCTGAAGACATTGATGATAAGGGGCGTATCTATCGCAAGATTTATTACGACCGTGGAAGTCACCCACCGCAAATTCAACGGGCTCCTGGAATTAGTGCAGATTTGTTCCCATTCCTTCAAGTGCTTGAAAAAGACATGATGGATGTTGCTGGACTACATGATGTAAGTCAAGGTCAAGCGGCTGCCGGAACTCCAGCTGAATCCGTTAGGTTGTTACAACGTGCAGATAATACACAACACTCGTTTGTCCGTGCGGATATAGAAGCGTCGATTGCTCGCATCAAAGAGTGGGAGATTGCACTGGTAGATCAGTTTGCAGTTGCCCCGTTTATTGGCTCTGTTGATGATCAGGTCAATCCTAAGAACGAGATCCAACAAGGCATCATTACGTTTGACAGCATTCGTGATGGTGGACAATACCGAGTTGTATACATCCCAGGTTCATCACAACGTGAATCCGATGATCAGAAGTTACAGAAAATTGTTTTACTCCGGCAGATGGGTCTGTTCGGAGATCCGCAGGATCCAGAAACTAATGCTCTTGTAATACGAATGCTTCAGTTACCAGAAACGTCTGACATATTACAGAACCTCGCAATGCAGCAAGCAAAGCAGCAGGGAATGCAAGAGCAAGCACAACAGATGCAACAAATGCAAATGCAACTTGAGCAACAGAAGATGTTTAACCCTGAAGCTGAACAAATGAAGGCTCAGCTTGATATGGAGAAACAGGCACAGATGATGCAGATGCAAGGTCAATTTGACATGCAAAAACAAGCACAGAAGTCTGAACTAACCAACAATGAATACGCAGCGAAGCAAATTGCCGACCTAAGTAAAGACATGATCACTGGGGGCAGTGGTCAGGAGAACGCACAACCTACAAAGCCAGCAGTGGCGAAATCTAAAAAATAGGTGTGCTAGAATAAGGAGAACTTGTTTTAATGCCTGAAGAGATGATGACACGAACTACGGATTCATCAGCCGTAGCGATGGGCGAGACAGGTGGTTTGGGGAACGCTGTATCAGACTTTATTCAGAACGCCGCCGGTTCTGATGATAACTCGCAATGGGCGATAAGCGAGCAAGCAGGTCAAGATGCGGATCAGTTCGACGAGTACGGTGACGGTGAAGACGAAAACTACGACGATATTGTCAATGACATTCTTGGCGTAGAATCCGAACCACATCACTCGCAACAGGACGCTTATTCAGAGCAACCTAACCCTGTGCCATATGAAAGGTTCCGCGAGGTAAACGAGCGAGCCCGACAAGCAGAGGAATATGAAACGAAACTCCAGAAATGGGGTCGCGTTATCGAACAATTTGAGCAACAGGGATACACCGACGCATCGCAGGTAGATGCTGCACTTGAACAACAACGACAAGCAGCAGAAGACCAAGCGGTTCGTCAGCGATATCAACAACTCGTAGATTCGCAACTGTTGGATCCAGCCGTCGCAGAAGCCCAGTATGAAGCTGAATCAGCTCGCATGGGTTATGAACGGCAGATGCAACAAGTCCAGGAATATATGATGTACCAGCAGCGTGAAGCTGCTTTTCAAGCATATCCACTGGCAGCTCGTGCAGAAGTGTTGGTTGACAACTTGATCCAAGCTGGTGTTGATCCAGTTTATGCGGCCCAAGCTGTACACGAACAAGTACGCACATTGACACAGGCAATGGTCCCTGAGATCACAAGTCGCATCAAAAAGCAGCAGCGAACACCGCAACCAATGAGTCAGGGGCAAGCAGCTCGTATGGGCCCAACTGGTGGTGGTGGACAAAATCGCCCATCTGGTTTTGCAGCGTTACTTGGAATTCAGCGGGGCCGTGGAACTCTATAAGGAATAGAAACAAATGGCAATCGCATCTGGAGCAGTCCTGCTTGATACACAGGCACTAACTCTCGCCGATCAGGCAATCATCTCTAACGACCCTCTTGTCAAGGAAATTACAAAGGCACTTCATAAAACGTGGAATGCGCTTAAGGATATTCCTCTGACATCTTCGCCATCGCTGCGTCAGGTTGGCGTACGGTTTACGAACCAACAGGGCTCGCTACCTACGATTAACTGGGCAACGGTTAACGAAGAGCCGACAGTCAGCAAGGGTAAACCAAAGCAGTACGAAGAATCTATGTATCTGATCCGTAACAAGATTCAGATTGACCACGTACTTCTTGATCAGCCCAATAACATTGTTGATCCAATTGAAGCACAGGTTCAGATCTTCATGGAGTCGTTTGCTTATGACTTCAATACGAAATTCATAAACAATGACCCCACCGCTGCAAGCGGTGATGTCGATTGTTTCCCTGGACTTCGTTATCGTCTAGCTAACCCAGACCAGTTTGATATCCCTGGTGAAATGTCTGTAAATGCCGCTGGTACTGACCTTACGACAGCTACCTCTGCTTCTGCTATTGCTAACAACATGATGCTGTACATCCAGCAACTGCTTGACAACATGAACAGTCCCGATGGAGATGGCGTGGTTCTTTACGTATCAGAGCGTCTCAAGCGTCGTATTGAGTGGGCCATCCGTAACATGGGCATCGGCGCAGGATTTGATATTACGAAGGATTCCTTCGATCGACCTGTTGAGAAGTACAAGGCTGCAACCGTTCGCTCTGTAGGCCGTCGTGTAGATGGTGTGACTCACGTCCTTAAGGATGAAACAGCAGCTGGTGTTGAAGCAACAACGGCTACTGGTCTTGAATCCATCTATGCTGTTCGCTATGGCTCCGGCTACGCAACAGGATGGCAGTCAGGCCCATTCAAGCCAACCTACCTTGGTCTTTCTAAGGAAAATGGCGTTCTTCACAACATCGTTTTTGACTGGGGTGTTGGTCTTTGGATGCCTCACGTACGTGCTGTAGGACGTGTCTACAACATCAAGGTTGCATAAGGAGTAACTGATGGCAAGAGATTTTCTTCTCAACTTTGGTTCACTGACGTTATCTCTCGCAAGTACGTTGGCGGCTCCGACAATTACTGCAACTACTGGTTATTCAACTGGTACTACAAACTTGCTTTTAAACGCAGGTTCAGCAGTTGTTGATCTTGGTGCTATTGGCGGACAGAACAATCGTTCTGAGTTATTTGTCAAGATCAACGTTAACGCAACGGCTGTAACTGGTGGTGGTACTGGCGATTATTGGACAGTTATTCCACTTGTTGAAGCAAGTAAGGATAACGTCAACTTTAGTGTTGTTTCAACGCTTCCAGTTGATGTAGCCGCGTTGAAGATTGCTTATGCTACTGCTACCACTATTAGTGGAGATAGTTCGAGTCAAGTGTTTGTACCGTTGTACGCACCTGCTGGAACAATCTCACAAAACGCTAGTGGTGCGGCAGAAGATAATTACCGATATTTCAGAGTGCGAATTATGACTCGCGTTCTTGGTACTGGTACAAACAACGCTCCAGCTGGTTCGTCTTGGCAACTATCAGCCACTATTAGTGGTGCGATTGTTAACGCAAAAGACGGCGGTATCTAATATATAGGGGAGGGGAAACCCTCTCCTTTTTTGAAAGGAATATTATGGCAAAAGACGCTTTGCTTACTCAGTCGGCACTAATTAATGCGCCGTCTCCTTGGGTAAGTGCTACTACGTACTACAGCCCAACTGTTAGTGTTGAACCATTTGGATCAAATGGAACACACTCACAGTTGTGGGCTAGGTTTATTCTCAGTCAGCCAACATACGCTGCTGTTCCTATTGCAGCTGGTACATACAACTTCCACTTTCATGTATCAGCATCAAAGGATGGAAACACATGGACTCAAGTTAGTCAATTTCCAACTGATACAGATGCATTGAAAACGCATTATGTATACATTCAGGGAAGTCTTGCTATCTCTGCACAGAGTTTGACAATTCCTCATATTGTAAACGCAACGTCAAGCCCTACGTTTACTAACGGAAACTCGACTATCCCTGCTGCGCCATACGCAGTAGTGGGTGATGTGTTTACGTTTGCGGCAACCACTGCTCCATTTGCAACTGGTACACCGTATTACGTAGTTAGTTCAACCCCAGTAGCAGCTGCCGCAACTCCACAGTCGAACATCACGCTTTCCGCTACACCAGGTGGTGCGCCTATTACCTTTACTGGTACTACTGGTGCATTCTCAATCAGTAAAGTAACTCCTGCGCCTATTGCACCTGGTGACGTATTTCAGATCAAGGGTACGTTTACTGCTGGACTAGATGGCGTTGGTGGTTCTGCATATACCATTGTAGATGGACAGAATATTGTTGTCACCCGTGCAGCAAACACTGGTGTTGCAACATCTGTTTTCTTCCGTGTAATTGCTGACAGTGCTGGTGTCGGTACTGCAAATAACTATGTGCAAGGTGCAGCCGCATCTACAAGCGTATCAATCAATGCACCTAACTTTGGTGGGGAAATCTTTCTACCAATAGTTGCGCCAGTTGGCATGTCCACAAATGCATCTGGTATCCAGCAAGATAACTATAAGTACTATCGTTTTTCTGCGGTATGTACATTTAGTGGAACATCAATTAACCCTACTGCAACAGTACGGTGTGACATTGTTACTTCCCGTGATGGAGCCTATTCCTAATGACTAGAGGTGAGATCAAACGGCGTATACGTCTTCTTGGACGGCATTATTTTGGTTCGGAATCGGACCAGGATCCGTTTGGTCTTGACCTCCTCATTATCGAAACTACTAATCAGATAGCCAGGTCAACTGACTGCTTTACAGGCAGAAGGTATCTTGATCTGGCTGCTGATACATCAGACTACTGCGCTCCCGATATTTATCGCGTACGTAACGTCCAGGTTAAAAACACCGGCGGTGACTGGCAACGTATGCGTATCCTAGACGCTTACAACCGCAAGGTTGATATGGTTCGCGGTGATGGATCATCTTTATTCCCAACGATTGCCGTGTTTACTGGCATGAATAAAGTGTCCGTGTATCCACCACCATCAGCAATTATTACTCAAGGTCTTATGATTGAGGGTTACGCCATTCCTGGTGATTACTGGGTGTACGATTCTAATGGTGTAGCTCAAACAATGACAGACGCTAGTGAATGTCCACTACCTGCGGTGGCTCATGACTGTCTTGTTTACGGTGTTCTTGCACAACGAGCAATGCAATCTAAAGACGCTGAAGGTTTTCAGATTTTTAATTCTCAATACACTGATCGACTTGGAATGGTTGAATCGTTTGCAGCAACTTATGCAAGGAGACCCGTCTAATGGCCCTCACAATGGCTCAATTGACCACAGAGACATACAAGCTGCTTAACGAGGCAACAAACTCCACGTTGGGAATTGTGAGCGCCGGTGACGGCACTGTTTCTGCTGGTAATGAATCAGACACTACAATCAGGGGATTCATCGGCGAAGCCGTATCCGAGATCTGTCGCACATGTGTTGCGTTTCAAGTGTCTGGGTCTTTGTTGTTTTCACAAAACACTAGAAACCGTTTATTGTCGAGTATGGTTATTGCCAATAATACACCGGCAACTTCTTCGATTTGGTTTGTAACCGATGCGTATGTTGGGTCAACCAGGCTAGTACACGCCTCTGAGTCCAGCGTACGTGCTAACGATTTGAGTTACGCATCAACTGTAGTTGCGACCTCTACTGGCATTACTAACTGGTACAGGATGGACAACTACTCTGTTAGCTTGTACCCCTATTGCTCCAATGCAACTGATACAACAGTGACTGTTTATGGCTACGGAATACCTAATATTACTAACGCTACTGGTACATCTTTGTCGTTTATTCCTGATGATTTAATGAATCAAATGATTCCATCTTACGCAGCTACTAAGTTGATCATGAAAAACGTAGATGATCCGACACTTGGTAATAGAATGTTTTGGAAGAATTGGTATAACGAAGGTCGTATGAAATTATACATGCAATTGGACGCTGGTCTTAGACAGGCGGGTGGTCCATACGCAATACCCCCAGTCATAATGCAACAATGAAACTAAAGGGTAATCAAATCAATGGAGCGACAGGGTAGACCGATGGATAAATTGCAGATTGATGTAAACACTTTACTTGCTGGTTTCGTCGGTGCTTTAATTGGCACTGATTGGAAGAAGATTAAGAATGTAATCCAGGGGGCTATTACAGTGTTGTCTGGTACTGCGTCTGCAATTTACTTGACTCCTATGGTTGCTAAACAAATTGGATGGGAGCAGCCACATCAGATGATTGGCTTATCCTTTCTGCTTGGCACACTTGGGCTTAGAACTGTTCAAGCTTTTAATATCCTTATTGAGAAAGCTCTTAAGAAGGTTAGTGAGTAATTGGCTATAGTAGAAATAGACTTTCTATACCCAAAAGTCATCATGCCTCACACTGGCATAATTGCAGAGGCAACAGCCAATATAGATGGCACTGGTGACGTACAGGGTTGGATTTGCCAAGCAGCTGAAGATATGACTATAACGGCTGTAGGAGCATACATTGTATCTAGGACTGGATCGCCGGGAAACGCAACGTCAGGTTTGCGTTTTGGAATATGTTACGTAGATGCGACTACGGGTTTTCCTACAACTTCGCCACCTACATTTGCAAATGGAACGTTTAGTGGTGCAGCTGGAACAGCCTATCAAGACTTCAATGCTACTTCAGGTATAACCGCAGGTCAAAATCTTATTGCAACACTAACAACATCAGTAGTAATTACCCGTGGTACTAGATTTGGTATTGTAATGGATCCAGTAAGTGGCACTTGGACAACTGGAAATTTGTTAAGTATACGCACAGGATTCAACTCAGCTTATCCAGATATTAGATTTCCTTATTCAGTTGGAATGACAGGCGCGTCATACGCTGATAACGATGTTGATTTACCTACGTTTCTGTACAGATCATCAACAAAAACCTTCGGATATCCATATGAAACTGTTGTTTCTTTAAACAATAGTAGTAGTAGTACTCCAGATGAATACGGAATGTATTTCAGAATTCCAACTGGAACGTGTGGTTTTTACCAAGTAGCCGGTGCAAGAATTGGCACATTGCCAGCTACTGATTTTGACGTAATCTTATACGATACTAACGGTACAACGGTGTTAGCCTCATATACATACGACCAAAGTTTTGGGAATTTATCTGCTCAAGGAGCAATAGATTGTATGTTTACTGGCACTACATTACCTACTCTTACCGCAGGATCTTATTACAGGCTTGTGGTAAGGCCAGCGACTACTACTGCAATGGGTCCATTACAATATTTTACATTTAGAACTGATGGAGATAAAACTGCCGTAATTGGAACTGCTACTGACATTCAGTACACTGAAAGAACCAACGCTGGTGCATGGACTGAAAACACTAACCGACTTTTTGCAATGCAAGCGATTATTACAGGTTTAGATGCAGGTGGAGCAACTGGCGGCATGTTAGTTCATCCGGGAATGACTGGCGGAATGAGAGGCTAACATGAGTAAACGATGGATTAAATCTGGCTCAACTTCTCAGACCATAGATATCTTTGTGTTGAACTCATCAAGTACAGTTGGAGCTGGTTTAACTGGATTAGTATTTAACTCAGCTGGATTAACCTGCTATTACCGTAAAGGCGCGTTAGGCGCTGCAACATCAGTAACACTGGCTACTCTTGCGTTAATTACAACAGCATGGTCAACAGGTGGGTTTAAAGAAGTAGATGCCACGAATATGCCAGGCCTCTATAGATTTGACATACCTAATGCTGCGTTAGATACCGCTGGTATAACTGTCATCTATTTTAAGGGAGCAACTAACATGGCTCCCGTTGTGCTTGAGATTGAAGTTGTAGCAGTTGATGTATTTGACGGCGTACGAATGGGGTTGACCTCACTTCCCAACGCTGTTGCTGGCGCAATTAATGGTGTTCCGTTATCAGTTGCTGCGGGTGGTGCTGTCAATACATTGCAGATTAACGGCACTGCACAGACAGCTCGTGACATTGGTGCATCTGTATTGCTTTCTCCGGGTACTGGAACAGGTCAGTTATCCTTGTCCACAGGTGCTGTAACGGTAGGCACAAACAACGATAAGGGAGCCTATTCGTTAACTGCTTCACAAACATTCAGTACAACTGGAAGCGTTGGTTCAGTAACTAGTGCATTAGGTGCTGCTGCTATTCAGTCAATATGGGATCGATTAACGTCTAACCTTACCGTATTAAACTCTGTCGGGAAACTACTGGTAGACAACTTGAACGCTACTGTTACTTCACGTTCAACGCTAGTAGCCACGGATGTTTGGTCAGCAACAACCAGGACTATAACTGGCAACGGTGATAAGACTGGCTATTCGTTAGCAACCGCGCCTCCTACTGCTGTTGCCATCGCAGATGCAGTATGGGATGAGGTTTTGTCAGGTCACTTAACTGCTGGCACAACAGGTGAGGCGTTAAATTCTAGTGCAACAGGAACTGCCCCAACTGCAATACAAATAGCGGACGCTATACTTAATAGAAAGTTAGACAGTACTGGTAATGGAACGGACACACTAGACGAACGAACTGTGCGATCTGCTATGCGAGCAATGCGTAATAAAGTATCTGTAGCCACTGGTACTATGACTGTATACAAAGAGGATGATTCAACCATTGCATGGAGTGGAACAGTAAGTAACACGTCAGATGTAACGGTTGATCCTACAGGAGGTGCATAATGACAACTGTTTTAAAAAATGTTGAATACATTCGTGTAACATCTCCTGTCCCAAACTGGATTATTAAGGCAGACGTGTATGACACGGAAGGCAACAAGGTTGCTGACTTTGGGCCAGATGGAACAGATATTAATGGCTGGTGGAACAGTCAGACGGAAGACTTTCAACTCGACATCTTGGGTATGTTCATTACCTACATAAAAGACGAAGTGACTCCTTAATGGCTACGTACTACGTAAGGACTCCTGCAAACGGAGGTAGTGATTCAGCTGCGGGTACTAGTACAACTACAGCCTGGGCTACTTTTACCAAGGCCTTTTCAACAACGGGTTTCACTAGTGGTGACACTGTGTATGTTGAACCAGGTGTATATCGTGAAACAGTTACAGCACTAAACACATCGCCTACTACACGCGCTTTTGTAATTGGTGATTACGATGGTGCTATTTTTGGAACGAAGGGTGAAGTTAGGTGGTCAGGTTATCTAACCTCTGATGATGCGGCAGGGTCTGGCGTAAGCCTATTAAGCATGAACTCCAGAGACAACATCACTATTCGTGGAATCAGGATGGAAAATGCTTCTCGGTGTATTGACATCAACTCTGGATCAATCAATATTGACGTTGAAGATTGTGTACTAATCAATGGTAGCCAGGGAACAATAGCTCTCTCATCTGGTGCTAGTGTTGCGTTAGGGTGCAATATTAGACGTTGTATTATTCACACCATTCAAGACTGCTTACTCATTGCTCCAAACTTTGGTGGTGGTAGTGATTGGTCTTTAAATCTAGCCATAGAAAATTGTGTTTTGCACTCTATGCAACAACGTGCAATTTTTGTCGGCACTGGTACAGGGACACTTCGTGTAGCATCTGGCGTAACAATTACAAACTGCACTATGACTGCACCTACCGGTATTGCCGTTGCTGCTGGGCGCTACGCTACAAACGGCGTTACTGTTACAAATTCTTTGTTCTATCTTTGTGCCACTGGTATATCGGCTGGAACAACTGGTCAAGTTACAGAAGATTACAACAGGTTTGCAATGTGTTCGACACCAACGACTAACATAGCAACTAACGGTAATAACACAAACCTGGTTGGTAACCTGAATATTGATATGGGTATGTCATTCCTGTTTGACTACACTCCTAGAATGCCTTGGTATATGCCATACGTTGCCAATGTCCTTAACGGTGATGGTACTGCTACAGGTGCGCCGACAAATGACGTTCATAGTACTACTCGTCCAAACCCACCATCTATTGGTGCATCAGAGCAGACTACACTGTACACATCAGGAGTTGCAGCCAACCCTCTTGGAGGTTACGTAGGATGAGTAAATACCTTGGTGATTACGCAGCTGGTGGAATCATCGATTTTAAATTCACTACGTTTCGCCCATCATCTGGTGCAACGTTTACGTTTGCTGGGTCACCTGTTATCTCGGTATATAAAGATAACAGCACCACTCAAAGCACTACTGGTGTAACTCTCACTGCTGACTTTGATTCGGTAACTGGGCTTAATCATGTCAGGATCGACACATCAACCGATGGTACTTTCTATGCAAACGGTGGCACTTTTGAGTGCGTTATAACAACAGGAACTGTAGATACCGTTAGCGTGGTTGGTTCATGTGTTGGTCGATTTACACTTCGCAACCAGGCTTACTTATACTCAACATCACCTGGTCGTACTCTTGACGTAAGTACTGGTGGTGAGGCTGGATTAGACTGGGCAAACGTTGGATCTCCAACAACTACAGTTGGATTAACAGCAACAACTATTGCTACATCACAACAAATAACGTCTGTATCTGGTTCCGTAGGATCTGTTGGTACAGGCGGAATTACATCATCTTCATTTGCTTCTGGGGCTATTGACTCTACTGCTATAGCCACGGGTGCGATTACAAGTTCTGAGTTAGCATCATCAGCTTTAGGTGCAATTGCTGATGCGATACTTGCAAGGAAGCTCGATAGTTCCGGTAATGAAACGTCTACAACGGCGAATGAAAGAACTGTGAGGAACGCATTGCGTATACTACGTAATAAGGTTGATGCATCTAGTGGTACGGCAGTGAACGTATATGATGAAGCAGATACAACCATAATCTGGTCAATGGCTATTGTAACTAGCTCAGGGGCCTATCCAATTACAAAGGTGGGATAAGAAATGCCAACAACAACGGCTATGACAAACAACCTAGAGGCAGAGTTGCTAAACACAACACTGCGTGGAACGGCTAGGACTGCAACTGGTGGAGCAACTTTATACATTGCTTTGATGACTAACGTAACAGCTGATGGATCTCTAGCGGAGAATGCATCTGGTGCTGGTTACACTACAAGAATCACAATGACTGCTACAACATCACAATGCTTTGGCGTTGGTGGCGTTGCGGCTACGGCTGCGACTGCTGGTAGCGCTGGCTTAAGTAACTGTAATGCTGTCACATTTACAGCAAGCGGCACAATTACTATTGCTGGTATTGCAGTCTGTACATCAGCAACTATCAGTGGTGCTGCGTCAAGCGATGCAACAATTCTCTATTATGGAGATATTACTGGCGGTAGTGTAACACTCGGTAACGGACAGACAATTACATTTGCTGCTAACAACATAACCATAAGCCTCGAATAATGCCGATCATACCGCTTGGCTATATAGGTATAGCCTTTGTAGCGGCAAGGCTGGGTGCACCGATTGGCGGATTGCCAGTCACAAATGCATCCAGCCTTTCGGGTTTTGCTACAGCTACTTCCAGTGCTGTAATAGGTGTATATACATCTAAAAGCGCAAAGGCAACAATGTCGGTCACCCCGACAATTTCTGTTGCGTTTAGTGTTTCATCTCGTGCAACAGCCACTGTTTCGTCTGGATTAGATGTAGTTTCATCTATTCCATCCGCTTTAGGTTTTGCTACGTTTACTGCAAATGCAGTTCGACCTGTAGTAACCAACGCTTCTGGTTTTGCAACGGTTACATCAGGGGCATCTTACTTATCATCTACATCAACCAGTAGTAGAGCCGCTTTTTCATCGTCAGCTATTTATTCCGTAGCGTCATTACAATCTGGCAATGCTACGTTTACATCTTCTGCTTCAGTTAATTCAGATGCCGAAAGTGATACGTCTGCTAGTGCATTATTTACTAGTAATGCATCTCAGTTTATTAGTGCGTCTACTAGTGGTAACGCTACGTTGTCTGCGTCTGTTAGGTATTCCTTACAGTCATCGGCATCTGGATATGCTGAATTAGTTGCATCATCGGAAACAAACCTAGCTGCATCAAGTTCAATGTCTACTGAGTCTACTTTAGATAGTAGCGCAACTCAGTTTATTTCAACATCGGGATCTAGTCAGGCTACTTTATCTAGCACTGCGACTGTATTTGGCAGTGTAACAACATCGTCCAGTGCAACAGTTGCAAGCAATGCTGTACAGAATGCATTGGTTAACACTAGCAGTAATGCAACAGCTTCTAGTAGCGTAACAAGACCTTCAACAACAACGACATCTGGCTTTGCAACAGTATCTAATACAGCGTCAACTTCAGCTTCTGTAACAAGCACGTCTAACGCTACTTTAACTACTGACGCTATTAGAAATGCAGTTACTGATACTAGTAGTAGGGCTGAATTTACTAGTTCGGCATCACAATCGGTATCAACAGGAACGTCTGCGTTTGCTACGGCAACCAGTAATGCAGTCCAGTTAGTCTCTGCGTCTACATCTAGCAACGCAACGTTTTCCAGTTCTGTTTCATATGTGGTCACAGATACTACATCTGCATACGCAACTCTCTCATCGTCTGCTGAGAGAAACGCTGCCTTTACAACATCTGCATTTGCAACAGTAACTGTAGCTGCACAACAAAACAAAACTACAAGTACATCTGGTTTTGCACAACTGACAGCGGATGCTCAAAGGCAAAGTACAACTGTAACGTCGGCAAATGCATCTGTCACTTCTATTGTGGAGTTGCCTGTTTCGATAACTGCGTCTACAACGTCAACGTTATCAAGTAGTGTATCGATATCAACAAGTGTAGGTACGTCAGGTTTTGCTACTCTAACATCGGCAATACAAAGACCTTCTACAGCAACCACTAGTGGTTTTGCCACAGTCACTACTACTCCTGTTGGATCAGCTGCAATTAATGCATCTGGATTTGCAACTTTAACTGCAAACATAACACTGCTAAAAACTACTGACACTAGTGGGTTTGCTACAGTTCAATCGTCTATATCTCAAGATGTATCATCTCAACTTTTTGCTAATGCGACAGTTACATCTAACGTAACACGCCCAGTTACTACGACTACTTCTGGATTTGCAACAACAGAAGCGATTCGTTCGTTAGGTGCAAGTAGTTCACTTTCTGGTCAAGCAACTGTCTCTGCAAGTGTAGAGCGTCCTTCCGCTTCGTTGACAAGTGGTAATGCGACATTATCTAGTACTTTACTAAGAACTGTCCAGTCATCGATTTCAGGCAACGCCACGACGGCTACGACAAACGCAGTTATATCTGTAACGTCATTGCAGTCAGGTTTTGCTACATTAGAATCTTCGGCTACTTCAGCTCAATTCCTTGCAGTTAATACGTCTGCTAATGCAACTGTTACTGCTGCGGTAACAGGGCTAGGCTTATCAAGTTCTATTGTTGGCACATCGACTATTTCTGCTAATGGTAGTCGGTTATGTATATGTCCACCGTGGCAGAACATATACGACTGGTCTTGTGGATGGATTAAGGATCAGCAAAGTTGCGTAACAGTACAGCAACTGCCATTCCCATTTACGATACCTGTATTTCGTTTCTACGACCTGGCACTTGCTACTTCATCGCACGGTTCACTGTGGACGTACAACACTACACTGATGCCGTTGTATAACGTGGCGGCTACGCTTACTACAACGTACACATACTCACAGCCAAATGCTGTGGCGTTTAGTTATCCACCAACATCGGTATATACTTTTGAAAACGATGGTACGTTATCAACGTCATGGAATCCGTCATCTTCACTAGTAAACACCTATGTTACGTGGCAGACATTGACATCGACATTTACTCCTACATTTACACTGAGCAATGCATTCAAAAGCAGCGAGACTCTTGTACTACAATGGAGAAGAGGATCTTGTGACTAATGGCAGATAATACACGTAGCGCAAACGTAGTCAATCAAACATACACGTTTGGTGATAGGCGTTTTGTTGGCATCAACACAAACCTTCAACCTAACAACCTAGAGGATGGATATCTCCAGGATGCAGTCAATCTATGGAATGATGGCGGGGCTTTAGTTACGCGCCCAGGTTGGCAAGCACAGCTTACATCCCTGTCTGGCCTTACATCTAGTTATGAGCCTGTTGCATATCGACAGGCTGATAACTCTAGTAACTTCATTATCTATGCTGAAGGCACAGCTGGTGGCACGACCGCTAACATCCGTAAGTTTGTAACCGGTGGAACTAGTACAACTTTACTTGGCACTGTAACTGCTGACCCAGCAAAAGTTCGCATGGTTCAGTTTGGTAAGTATGTTTACGGTGTGCCTGGTGAAGGTGGTGGAAACGTATTCCGCACAGATGGAACAACCCTTGACGTTATCCCAGGAATTAAACCGCCATATAAAAACGGAACAGATCTTATAACTCCAAAAGCAACTCCATTAACATCTGCTATAAGACCTATCGCCCAAGTAGCAACATCTGTGACATTTGCGGCAGCAAGCTCAACAATTACTTCAACAAATACTTTTGTAGCTAATGAGCCAATCGTATTTGTAGCATCAGTTGATACTGTATTACTGCCTAATACTGTTTACTATGTGAGAGCAACTGGTCTATCTGGATCATCCTTTTCAGTTAGTGCAACGTCTGGTGGAGCGGCTCTTACACCAACCACATCTGCTACATATAACGCATACTCACTTCGCGGTATCGACAACGCTTTGTCTACAGGATTTGATCCAGCGTTTACATCTAGTTCAGTTGCTACTTCTGTAGTCACTTTTGCAACGTCAGGTCCAACACCTGTTAACTGCGCTACAGACGTAACAACATATGTTGCTGTTGGCTCTACGGTTGTATTCTCAACGACTGGTTCATTGCCAACTAACATTACGGCTGGTGTAACTTACTACGTTAGAACACTAACAACTACTACAATGGCTATATCGGTAGCTCCGACTGGTGCACTTCTTACGCCAGCAACTACTGGATCTCCTACAACTACTGCTACATTTTTCAACGCTGGTGATGCAGAATTAATAACTAATACGGTTACAACAACTGGTTACACGTTTGAAAGTGATACTGCTGGATCAGTTCCAAGTGCAGTTTATTGGACTTCAGGTGGTAGTCCTACAGTCAAAACAGTTACGTCAAGTCAATGGTATGGAGGTGCTGGAACCATACTCGGATACGGAGGTGGCACAAAAGCGTTACTTCTCGATAAAGGAACAGACATTATAACTTCCAAAGACAAAGTAGTTCCATCTTATACATACAACGGAGAGACTAAGAAGGCAGCTTTATTTGTATTCAAGTGCGTGATGTTTAACAACGACAGTATGACTGCACCACGTAATCAGTCAGTACGTATTACTGTTACTGGAAAGGATAGTTCAGGTACAGCTATTACAGGAGCTGTATTTACACAGAATATTTCACCAGTTGTAGCAACATCGACTAATGACTGGAAGGCTGTTAGTGTAGTTGTTGATTTTCGCGCTTGGACAAGTTCAATAGGTAAAGTTTCTATTTCATTAGCTGTAGGTAACCCAGCTCAAACTACTGGTTCAGATCAAGGTATTTTTGCTGACAATATTTGTTTTTACAGTATTGTTGATCACGTCGTTCCAGATTTACAGAATGCTCTCGACGGGCAATCCCTAGTTAGTATTAGAGCAAAACAAGTCAACACATCTGTGTCACCACTAGCTGCTGGTTACATTAAAGGCACTAGTCTTAGATTCAGTAATTTGAATAAAGTAGACTTTTCAAAAGAAGACACAATCAGTTTACGAATGGATTTTCCGACTGCAATAAAAACTAATATTCCTTACCTTAGCCTTGGGCTTTTAAACACTGGAGCCACTGCTCCTGAGTGGACTGGCTATGGAGTTTATGATCCAGATAAGGGATATATGACGTGGAAAATATATGGAATCTCTCAGGTTAAACGTAACAATATTCAATATATGTATCTACGGTGTGAGACTGAGTATTCTGACGTAATTAATAACTCCATATTATTCTCAGTAGGCGAACTTGTATCAAACGGTAACTTGACTCCTGAAACCGATTACGAATATGCATTTACCCGGTGGTATAGCAGTGATCAGACAAACTTGCGTCCTCCAACTTATCACGAAGGAACTACATACCAGACAGGTCTTGAGACGCTTCCATCTAACGCTAGTAACTCTATTCACACAACAGCAGCGTACAGTAAGGCGTCTGTTGTTATCAACCCACAGGTTGACCCTGCATCCGATCTTCAATGGGATACATATCCACTTGTAATATCGGCATCACCTAGTGAATTTGTTACAGACACAATTCCAGCTGCTAATCAATTATCTGTAATATCTACTTCTACTGGAACTCTTACATACACCGATTCAACTGGAACTGCTGGACGAACGGTTGTTTTGACTGCAAATGTACCAGCCACGTTGTCTTTTGCAATCAAAAACGTAACAGCATTTACAGGTACTACTGCGGTATGGCTTAGGCATAATCCAACTTACGCATCAGCATCTACATATAAGTACAGTCACGTACTTGTTTACCGTAGAGCTAATGGCGTATTCCCTGATGGACGATTTAGACTCATTGCTGTTGTTCCAATTAGTGCATCTAGTAGTGGTACTAACTGGACTTCAACAGCTACATCTGTAACTACGTCTGGTACTTGGAATGAGATTACGTTTTTTGATAACGTGCCAGATGGTGATCTATTTTATGAAGCTGGTCCATACGACCAAGGTCAATTCTTTGAAGCGGGTAGAGATCAAATTCCGAATGGTTGCACGTCTCTTGCTATTCATCAAAAACGTCTATGGGTGTCTAAAGGAAACACTGTTTATGGCTCCTGGGTACTAAACTATGGGAATGAATATTCTCTATATACAACCCTAGTTCCTGATGCGACTGACCCATCACATGATTCTAAAGGAACTAGTTTTACGCTATCTTCTAAATCAGACAATGAAAAAATCGTAACTTTACTTTCATATTCTGGTGACCAGATGTTCTTTAACAACAGTTCATCGGCTGCAATGCTGGTTGTTAGAGAGCGTAGTGTTTACCCTTTACTTGGTTGGGATCCAAATACGTTTACAATTCAGTCAATGATTACAGAAGCATCTACAGGGTGCGTTGCACCTAGAGCTGCATTATCTGTGTTTGGCCAACTGATGTGGCAAAGTCCAATAGGTGTAGTTGAATTTACTAATGGAAACATTGTTCCTAGGAGTATAGAACTTAGGAAGATGTTGTCTCTTGATAAAGCAACTGGTGCTCCTGATTTAACAGCGTCTGCCTACAGGGGTATAAGCTACGCTGTGCATAATGCTCGACTGTTTGTCTTTGCCCCTGGCGTTGGTGACTCAGTTAATACTTATGTCTATGTGTATGACACACGTACTAATGGTTGGACACGATGGCGTACTATACCTACTACGTCAACGTACGGTACAGCTCCAACTTCATTCCAAGGGTTTACTGGTGGCGTGTCAATGAGTTTTGGAAATGACCAAGCTGACTTTTATGCACTAGGAACTAATGGTCAGATATACAAATTATCTGGCAATGTAGACATGCAGACAACAACTACGACCAACCCTATTTACTGGTCCTTGACTACCAGGCAATACGGGCAAACGTATTCGGAAGGTATTGCATATTACAATCAAAACCGCGTCTCGCAACTTGACTGCCATATGTTTACTGGTGCTGGAATATCTGGATTAACCGGATCAACATCATATGTAGGACCTGTTATCACAGCAACAAATACATTCAATGCAAATGACTTAGTTCTACTTAGTGTCAATATTGTAACTAATGTAGTGGTGAATACTTACTACTTAATTTCATCTGCTACTGGATCATCATTTACAGTGAAGAACTTAGATGGTTCAGCAATATCATCATCAGTAACTGGCACTGGAATTGCAGCTGCTCACGGGTTTGCTTTTAACTGGGCTATTCAAGATGAAACAAGTACAAATAAACACGGAACAGGAACTTGGTTTATACCAATTAACTTCAACCGTACCTTTGGTATTAGAAGTGTAAACAGATCTACTCTAGCAACTGTTATGCAGTTAAACCTGTACGGTTGGTCAAATACACCTAATCGAATTTATTCTTCCCATATACACTGTGCTGACGCACGTATTGCGAGGTCACTCTAATGTCAATGGATATCATCTACCCTGATGACTCATCACCAAGTAGTAGTAGTTCATCTAGTACAGGCTCACTTAATGGAGTAACTGTTGTAGATATTGAACAGACAACCATTTTTGGCACACCGTTGTTGCCTTACGCTCCAGTCAACATGATTACAAAAGTCATAACAGCATCTCAAACATTTGTTGATTCTCCGTTACTAATCATGGCTGATGCGTCTGCGGCAGCTGTGGTTATTACGTTACCTACTGGTGGATCAGGTGTTGGTAAACTAGTTGCAGTTATGAAAACAGATTCTTCAGCTAACACTGTCACTATCAATGCGGCTAGTGGTGAAACAGTTTACAAGCTGGCTGCGTTTACTAATCTTTCATCGCAGTATCAAGCTGCAATGTTTATAGGTATCAAGTTTAGCACTTTTAATGGATGGGTGAAGGTAGCGTAATGAGTACAAATGGACCAGGATCTTATGGCGGTGGTAGTGGAGCGTACTTTAAGACAAAGCCTAACCAATTTAAACTTAATGCGCCTGGTCAAAATCCAGACCCTCGATTTCCAACTCAGAACGCTGCACAAAATGGTTCACAAGGAGCAGCGGCTGGATTGATGGGTGGTCTTCGAGACTATGGTATGGGCGCATTGCCGGGCATGCTATTTGGGTCTAAAGCTGGCCCAATGGCCTCCCTTGGTCAATATGCTCTAAGACAAGGCCTTGGAGGTGCTGGCATGAAAGCACTTGGGATGGCTATCCCAGGTGTTGGCCAAGCTCAAATGATTGGTGCTCTTTTACCAGCTGCCCTTGGTGGATTAAGTTCACTTGGTAAGTCTCTTGGTATTGGCCGAAAAAGTGGCCCTTCACAACAAGAGATTGAAATGGGTCAAGCTAAAGGGAACATGCAATCAATGCGTGGATCGTACGGAGAAGACATGGGCACTGGTAGGTCCATGCTTGATAAGTACAATCCAATGCTTGAAGATCAAATTGGAAAACTCAGAGAACTGTCTGAGCGTGGATTGTCTACTGAATACAACACAAGGCAGATGGCTGGTGCGGCAGCTAACACTGAATCGGCACGGCGTGCTGCCGAAGCTAGAATGCGAGCCACTAGTGGAATGATTGGTGGCGGTCAAGCATTATCAGGTTTTGGCGGAATTAATCAAGCTGCTATTGGAGCTCAGGCGCAAGGTGGCTATAACGCCGCCATGAATAACATGAACCAACAACCAGGCTATATTAATCAGATGTCTGGCATGATTGGCAATCAGATTAATCGTGGTCAAGGGTTGTTTAATCAAGGTAGACAAAATATGTTCCAGCTTGATCAGAACATGTACAACCTTAACGCTCAAGAAAAAGCCAGAGCTGACGCATTGTCTCAAGCCAACAGAGATCGTGAGGGAGCTGCTATGGGTGGCATAGCACAACTTGGAATGTCTTACCTAGGTGATCAAGCTAATCAATCGCAGATGGATCGATTGATGAAAATGTACGGCATGGGCGATGAGGCTCAGTCTATGCCTTATGGTGGTATGAATGTTAGAGATCTTGTAGCACAACGAGCTGGTGGAACTCCTGGTGGGATGGCCCCACAGACACAAATGCCTGGACAGATGCCCGGTGTAGGTAATCGACAGTTTGATTTTCAAGGCGGCAACCCTACTGTTGACATTCCAACTTTCAAAAGGTCTGGTCCACGTATGGGTAACATGAATTTAGCAAGTCAACCTGATGATTACGGTTATCAATCACAATTCACTCCTGATCTATATTATGGAATCAATAACACGCCTGGTCGATTTGGATTTTAGGTGAAATAAATGGCAGTAAGTTCTGGATTAACACGAGCTCTACTTGGTCTAGGTCAAGGTTACATGAATGCACGAAGTCAAGGCCGACGTGAACGTCAGAACTTGATTACTACTAACGCACGACTTAAATCTGATCGACAGCGCAACGCTATTGAGATGGCTAAGTTAACTTCTCTTGAAGAAGACAGAGCGGACAAACGTAAATCTGACGTTGCTGCTGGAAGACTTAAACAAGAAGAATTTCGTCAGAAAACACTTGGTGATGTTGGCCTTGAGATGGACCGTGGGATGAAACGCCTTGAAGGTAGAACGGGCGCAGAACTTGACACTGGTATTCATCAACTTCGCGGCAATATCATGAATCTTTATGGAGCTACTCCAGATCGTCCTTGGGGACTTACACAAGATCAACTTGACAGATCACTTGCTGCTCCTGGTTCAATCATTCCAGGTGTTACTGAACGCAAAATTGGAGCTGGTAATCTAGTCAATCCTGATTACGGTAATGATCCAACTACACAGTTTTATGATCCTCAGTCTATTCAGGAGATTTACGGCGCAGACACTCCACAGGTTGGTCAATCTATGGCCACTCGTCCTGAAGGTAGCCGTAACTTCCTAGAGTTTTCCAATGCCCCTATAAATGATCAAACTAAAGACTTGATGGGAATGATGGGTCAAGGTGCTGCAAAGTATTACGGCGGGGTGACTACTGCTAACATGCCTCAAAACTTCGGCGACATGATGTCTATGAAACCAGAGGACATGTTCCGTTCGCCTGAACAAATTCAAAAAGCAGTTAAGTCTGGCATTCCTGACAGCGTAATGATTTCGCGTGAGCGTGAAGCAACACCCAAGGATGTTCCTGTACGTGCTACATACGGCATGAAGGAAACAGATAAAGCTGCTATAGAATCAAAGAAAGCATCTGCTGCTGCATCAACAAGTAGGATTCAGATAGCGGAGAAAAAGCTTCTACCTGAAATAGCTTTAATGGAAGCTAGGACTAAGAAAGCTCTAACGGATGTACGATTTGCGCCGTTAAAGGCATCTGCGGCAATGGCCAGTCAAGCTCTTGGTAGGGCTAGACTTGCGTTTGCACAACTCAAAGAACAGAATTTAAATAACCGGCACGGTGACATGATGACGTACCGTAATGCAGACTTGGAACGTAAAGTTGGCGACGAGAGAAACCTGAATGTTCGCAGCATCTTTACTGCTACTGGTGACTTAAAGAAGTCTATGACTATGGCTATACAAGAAAAAACAAAAATTATAAATAGCCCAAACTACGATCCGAGTAACAAGAATACACAAGCTGCAATAAAAGAAATTGACGATATGGTTGCTGGTTTGAATACTCAAGTAGGAGAAATGAATAGATGGGGTGTAACTGAGACAGGTTCACCAATGGAGTGGGCAAACCTTGGAATTATTGGTAATGACATGGCTAATACCGGTTTTTTAACTGACAACCCTTTAATGGCAGCACTTGGACATGCTATTCAAAATAATCCTGCTATGTTTGGAACTATGGGTTCACGTCACGGTTACGAGGTTGACAGATCCGCTGGTCTTTATCAAGCTCCAACAGACGCAACAATGGCTAGAGTAAATAATAACTTCGGAGGGTTTGGAGGAAGAACTCCTGATAGTGCAGGTATGGGTGGAGGGCCTAACCCACCAAAGCCGACACAACCACCAAAGCCGACACAACCACCAAAGCCGACAAAGCCGCCAAAACCAGTAGAACGAAAACCAACTGGTGAAACAAGAGATCAAATGTTTAATAGAATATTTGGTGAAGGCAAGTAACAGGGTTGCTATTGTGTAAGTTGGGCATGTTGTAAAATGACTTCATGCCCGACCGAATAAAAGAAGAATTCGCTCGTAGTGCTGGTGCTCGTGAATTAATTGAGAACTTACCTAACTTTAGTACAAAGCAAGGTGCTCTCAAATTTTTACAACAAGGCACACAGTACGATGACGTGTTATTCAGTAACAAGTTTTCAGACATTGTTCAAAAGCTGTCTGAAAAAGAACTTATAACACCAAAGCAACGGAATGAATACGCTGCATTTAAAGCTAATCGTGCGGTCGAACTTACTCAAGACCCAGTAAAGCGCAAGCAGTTTGTAGATCGTGAGTTCAGGCCAGATCTATCTCCTGAGCAAATCGAACAGTTCCGTACTAGTAAAAAAGATGCGCTTTCAGCAGAAGCTAGTCTTGATAAGAGTAATACACAAAAGTACCTAGGGGCACTAGGTTATACACCTGAAGATGTTTATCGTTTTGGTCCAGATACGTCTGGTCAGTTAAATGAAAATATTCCTTATGTAGGTGGTGCAGAACTTCCAATCATCAGTAAGTCTTTTAATGACGCTGAAGCTGCAAACCAGTTTAGTCAAGCTGGTCCTATTGCTCACCACTTGGTGCAATCGATGATCGGTTGCGTGGTAATGATTCAGGTAGTGTGTTTCGTCAGTCAGAGAGCCCTCTTGTTGGTGCAGGTGAAGCTGCTGGAATGGCGTACGGCGAACGTATCGCTAGTATGCCAGGAACTCTCATTGGTGGCGACCTTGGTGCTATGGGTGGCGGTGCTCTAGGTGGAAAACTAGTCAAGGGTAAATACCGTGGCTTAGGTATTCTGCTTGGAACTGTACTTGGTGCAGCTGGTGGTGGAACCATTGGCACTAACATAAACCAAGAGATTAACGACAGAGCTCTTGAGCACCTTATTGGTGCAGCAGCGATGAATAAACGTCGTGAAGCTCAACAGTTCAACGCAGTAAATTATAGTCAAGCACAAAGTATTGGTTCACTTGCTGGTGACATGACGTTCTTTGCTCCATCACTTAAGATTCCAGGCGTAGGAGTACGTAAAGCAGTCAGTGCCCTTAATAAGCAAGGCGGTAAAGCGTTAAGAAATGAAGGTGTGCGTGAAACCGTGCACGATCTAGCTGACCGTTCGACTGAATTTGCACAAGGTGCATTTGAAAGTTATCAACAATCGGAAGAACAAAAGCGTCAAGGTTTACCTGGCTTAAGTGCGTGGCAGATTCTTGGTAATGGAGCAGTAGGTGCTCTTCTTAGTGGTGAGACTAAATTTGGTAAGGCTATGACTGAGCCTTACAACAGGCTTAAGAGTCCTGAATTTATGCTCTCAAATCTCAATAAACTTGCGAATAAACGTGCGGAGGTCAAAGCTGATCAAGTAGAGCGCAGACAGACTCAAATGCGAGAGCAAGAGGGGACGATCACACCGACAGAAAGTCGGTATCGTCGGTTCAACCTAGGTGGTAGGTTGAGCGGAGATGTCAATGCTGAAGGTCAGCCTATTATTAAGGGTGCTGAATACGCTGTATACGATCCTGAAAAACGTCGCGCATGGATACATACAGACAATGACTTTGTGCTGGAAGGATATAGATCCAAAAACGCAGCTGACTCTCTTACGAGTACTGAGTTCATATTCAAGCGCACTCCGTTAATTGAGTACACAGACAAAGCAGCTGGTGTTCGCAGGTCTATCCTCGGCATCAGCCGCGATGCTGGCGTTGTAGTTAAAGACATTGGTCCTGATGGTGTGTCGCGAATTAGTACCGTTCCTCTAACTGAAATACGAAACGAGAAGATTGCAACACGTATTGCAAACGTAATGACTGAGCATGGTGTAAAGCCGAATGATAAACCAGCTCCGTTTATGCCAGAGGCGTTTGATAACTTTAACAAACAAGTGTTTGATGCAGAAGTTACGCTTGATCCTAGTCTCCCAGCATTTCCAGCTCGTGTTGTAAAACAGGTCAACCAGAAGCGTCAGGGTATGTACATTGTTGCACTACCTGATGGGACGCACATGCGTGTGCATGAATCTCAGATCAATGTTGATGAAGCTGGTGCTGTAATACCTCGTGGTCAAGTGCAAGAAAACGAACTTCCACGTAGCTTATCTGACCTTATACCACCGGAGAAAATCCTAAAGAATCAATGGAAGTTTGGTCAAGGTTCTGAAAACGAAGCGGTTCTTGAGTTAACTCCAGAACAGCTTACTGTAGTAGGTAAAATACGTCGCCAGTTTGGATCAGACCTTGAGGCAATCAAGGGTATTCGCAACAAGGAACAGCGAGCTGCGGCTATTGAGTTAAACCTTGGTCGTATTGCCAAAGCTGCTGAGTCAATAATTGATTTCGAGGGTCCATCAAAACGTTATAAACGCGGAGATGTTATTGATGTAAACACTAGCCAGTTTGGTGAACAAACGGCTATTGTTGTCGGCCAAAACAAGTATGGTCATATAGTGCGCCTGGTTGACCATCCACGCATTGGATCGTTCACTGTGCAGCCTTCATCCATCAAGGGTGAATTGTCTCGCCGTGAGGCAGAATCTGTGCTCGGTGAGACTCCGTCTGCAACGCAGGATGAATACACTAATCCTGACTTTGGTGAAAAGTTTGAATCTACGCCAGTCGAGCCAGTTGATGTCAAAGAAGAAACTGTAGGTGCTCCTAAGCTTGAGCCTGATCACGAAAAAGTTGACGAGATTGAACTGTCACCTTACACAAAGGGTAAGCTGGCACAACAAGTATCTGATTTTTTAGATAACTCAGGTATTGCCGATGACATTCGTGACGGTGATTTTGCTGAAGGTGAAATAGAAGATGTAACACCTGAAATCATCGACGCTGAGATTGTTGACGAAGGTATTGACACCGGTCCAACAGCATTGCTTGGTGAGAAGCCAAAGGACGTAGTGGATACTGGTACGGATACTGGTACGGATGCAGGTACAGATACTGGTACGGATACTGAAGCTCTTGCACCCGGTGTTGTACTTCATGACACAGCACATAAAGTACGCACTGTTTTAAGGGATAAACCCAATATTGAAGGACTCAATGTTGACTTTGTGCCTATCCGATATGAGGCAAGATATTCTCCGGCTCGTGGTGAAGCTGTGCAGGAGTTTGTTGGTAAAAGTAAGATAATCAATTACAACGACAGGAAAGTTGTACTTGTCTACATAAACGGTATTCAAGTTCCTTTCTATTGCTCAAGTGGCCTTGGTGGCAAGAAAGATGTCCCGCCAGGGAAGTGGTATCCGTTCTTTGGTATCGGTGCAGGATCTTGGTTTAATAAATCATCTGGTCCAGAGATTACGTCTTATTACGGCTCACCTGAGTTTACAAAGGTCGCTCAATACTTAGATCAAAACCTTGGTGACGTCAGGTCTGTGCCTGATCTACCAAAGGTTGGCTTTACGTTTAATCGTAAACCTGCAAGTCATGTAACACAAATCAATGAGGGGTTGTCTCCTGCTGAAAACGAACGACCTGACACTGCTGAAAACCTCCGGAAGAACATTGATGAAACACTAAGGCGTGTACGAGAGGCTGTTTCCAAGTCCAAGTCTCCTAGTGCGTCAGAATATATTGATCCAGATTCCATTGCCACGGATGATGTGGACAGTATTGCTAAGCTAACCAAGACTAATGGACAACTTGATGGATTTGTAGATGGAAAACGTCCACTAGGTAAGCACACACAGTTACAACTTCCAGGATTCAAGTCAACTGGTGCATATCTTAATGGTAAGTTATTTGCCTCAATGGGTAATGCGCAGACTTACACGTCTGAGATATTCAATTACTCTGATCGCATTATCACTGTAGTTGATATTAATGGCGCGAAGATACCATTTTATTGTTCGACTGGGCATAATCCTAAAGATGGAGTAAACCCTGGCCAGTGGTATCCATTCTTTGGATTAGGAGAAAACTGGCTCAACAAGGGCAGCTCAGCTGCTATGTCCGAATACTATGGCTTGCCTTCATTGCGAGAGGTTTCTGAATCACTCGATGCCAAGTATGGTGATGTACGTAAGCTTGCCGGTTATGACGCAGGAGTAGATCCTGTAGATGCTCGTCTTCAGAACTTAGTCATACCAAATTATGATGGTGGAAGTTGGGGTCGGCGTAACGCAAAGAACCTAGTTGACTTTACGAACCAGTCATTTGACAAGGTGATTGACAATGTCGCTGAAGCAAGTGCAAATAGAAATTGGCTTAACGAACGTTTAGCTCCACTTATGTCTGCACTCAAGGGTGAAGGTGTAACTGATACTGGCACTGGTGATGTAGGTAATGACACAGAAGAAACAGCTGTAGGTACATCTCGCCGCAAGGCTATTGAATCACTTGGACCTATTGGCAAACGCCTTGATCTCGATAAGATTTACTACGATGAGTTCAATGTTCGTAACATAGTTACCAATGCTCACAAGTTAGGACTAGCGTACACAACTAATCGTTATATTGTTGCAAGTAAATCCTTGGGTTTTAATAATCAAGTCCCAGTTATAAAGGAGTTACTTACCAAGTATTTAGATGGCATTGGAGTAGACTCTGAAAAAAGAAACGAATTAATAGACGTTGCTACAGCGACATACAGGGATCTATATAAGGGGAGGCCTAGTTTACAATCAACTATTAATGATGGATTTTTCCGCCCGAAAGAGAAAATAGACACATCTAATGTTGATGATGCATTTATGGCTAAGCGTCCATCGTTTACAGGGAGAGCTGCTAACCGGACTAAAGATGGATTCATAGTCACTGTAAAGAACACAGTACTAAACGTCAAGATTAATCGTGACGATGCTGGTGATGTACGTGTCCGCATGGAGATGACTCAGTACGACGCAAAGAAGAAGAACGTAACTGGTCAGGCGGTAACAGAGTACACTGCCAAGCGTCAGCAAGGTGGCGAGTGGCACGTCTTCAATACGGTCTATGGTGATCAGCGAGACGCTTCGGCATTCTTTACTGTCAAGGGTTCGGACCGCGACTTTATGCGTAACCTCGTCCGTGGAATGGTTAATCATTCCATTGGGATGAAGAACTCTGATCCTAACTGGAAGTCTGCGACAGATGTTTCAGTTGAGCAATCACCGGAGGCACAGCGAAAAGCGAGTGATCTATCAGCACGTAAAGCAGAAGCGGAGGCCAAGAGAGCCGAAGTTGAAGCCAATAAAGAAAAACAGAGACAGGCCAATAAAGATAAGTGGCAAGCCGAGCTTGCCTTGCGTGAACGATTGGCAGAACAGGCAAACGAGATCAAGCGTGAAGAGCTGCGTGTAAAGCAGAAAACCACTGATACTTCCGCAGAAATTACCGACCTTAAATCAAAGCTTGAAAAACTACAGACCGATATTGGAGCGTCTGCTCAACAAGCATCAGATGACCTTAAATCTGTAAAGGATCAGTTGACTGATGTTACAGATCGACTGCGTAAGGCTAAGAAGAAGGCTAAGGAAGCTAAAAACGACGCAGAGAAACGTCAGGCTGAAGCTATTGAATCAGCCCTTGAATCCCAATCCAAAAAGCACCAAGCTGATATTGCTGCTCTTCAACGTATTGTTGACGGTGTTCAGAACGCCGACAAGCTTGCTACATCTCAGCTTGAAAAGAAGATTGAACAATTAATTGAACAAGTAATTAAACAACAGCAAGAACTTGCTGGGCGTAGTGTTCAATTGTCTTCTGACACTACAGACAACGATGCACGTATCAACGCATTGCTTGCTCAGATGAGAATGATCGAATCTGGGTATGACACAAAAATTGATGAACTGAATACTCAGATAGAAAATCTTACTAAACAGTTAAATAATGTTGGTACATCCACTGAAACACCTAAGCGTGTAAAGAAAGAAACTGTCTACAAAGAATCTGAGATTGAATCCATTGTTCAGAACCGAGAGATCGTAACCGTACTTAAAGAAATCAATGGTACTCAATATAAGTTTGACGCAACTATCGTCAACAATAGAACTCAACTTAAAACGGTACTACGTGAACAGTATGGATATACGCAAACAGGAGCGAACTATTGGTCTGGTATTGTTGATCATTTCGCTCGTGCTTGGGCTGTGCGCCAGTTGGCAGCCCGTCAGAGAGTTCGTGATATCCGTCCTACTGAGCGTACAACATCTGAAGGAACTGTAGAGCTCGTTATGCATCGCGTTCTTCGGCAAGACGAAGAAACAGTCAAGTCTGTTGCGATGCTAATGCGTGAGTTTTACCGTGACAGGTTTGCTGCGTTTGCTTACGTGTCAGACCTGTCTAAGCTTGATGACGTTGGGTACGGTGCAACATTCAAAGCTGCTCGTGAAGATGGCACATCGTTCAATGTCATTGCCGCTTTTGCATCTAGGGATGAAGAGACTGGAGTACATGAGATAGCCCATGCTTTGCTTCGTGGGATGGATAAACCATATCGAGATAAGTTGCTTGCACAGATGCAACGAACTCGTGCAAGTGCTGGCGTGTTCAGCGATGCTATGCCTATAGATTCTGAAGAGTTGTTTGTTGGAATGTTTGTTGCATCTCTACGTAATCAGGTAACTCCTGTAGTTCAAGGTAACTACGAGAGTGGTGATCCACGAGTTCAGGCTAGGGATTTGGATCTATTCTGGAATGGTACTGGAAAGTATTTAAATGAAGTCTTTTCTACAGTTACTGGCAAGAACATTAAAAACCAAAATGGAGACAATCTGACTCAGTGGGTTGCACCATTTGATCCAAATATTCGCCTGTTCAAGGGCATGCAGGTCTATGTTAGCAAAGATGGCGAAGATAACTTGGCCATCGTTACAAAGCCTGATCCAAAAGATAAGGCCGCTTACGATGCTTATAGAACTTCGTATGCTCCTGAAGGTAAAGTTGAAGTCCATATTGCTGGTGACCAGAACCCTGTACTGATAGATCGCGGTGATATCTCAAACCTGGGTGGGCTTACTCAAGGGTTTAACCCAGGCATGCTTGAGACCTTATCTAAGTACCTTGGTGCTTACTACCGTGAATCAGATGCAAACATCTGGAAGTCAGTCAAGCATTTAATGGAAGACTTTAACGACACGTTGGTTCCGTCTACTGGTACAAGTGACTCAATCGCAAGCAGTGAAACGGACCAAGGTAACCAAGAGGGTCAACAGCCTGATGAGCAAGCACAACCTAATAACTACATAGCCACCAAAGAAACGATAAAGCCTGAGTACGAATACGACGGCAATCCTATTGTCGTGGTATCGACTCAACAACAACATGAACTCGATGCTTTACGGGAATTGTTTGATGGCACTGGTATAAAAGTTATAGATAATGGCGATTTATTTCCTGTTGGATTTAGCCCAACCGACGTCAACCTTCACTTGTTAACTGGTATTCCTTATAACAAAATACCTAGTAAAGTATTTGTGTGGACTAGTGGTTACAGTGACATCAGGGGCCTTAGTGGTATGAGATTAAGAACCGCACTAATTAATCAAGGTGTTCTCAGTAATGCGGTATCAACTAATCAATACAAGTGGTCATCACAGTTAAATGCACTAAGGGATGCAGCTAGAACTAACGTCATTAACATGATGCAAAATCGTGATTTGTCCATGCGTGACATGATGATAAATCCTATGGAATTGGGTAGCACCGATAGGCGTGACCCTTATACGGTTAGTGAGATACTGTCAAATATCTCAACAATGCTGAATGATGGACAGTTAATGCACTTACTTGGTGTTACTACATCTGGACACGACATGTTACGCACTGCTAATCTTAACAGTATTGGACATGACATGTTACTTGGTCGCATCTATGCGCGGTTTGGCCAAGATGGCCTTAAACACTGGGCCGACATGGTTAAGATGAAACCGGTAATCGACGAGATATTTAAATACGAACCTCTAACTCTTGCTAATATCAACAGACTATTTGAGTATGGTAACCCATCAAGACGCACTCCATTAGCATACGCCTTGGATAAAGCTGCGGAGTACGTTGCCAATCCTAGATCAACAGTAGATAATGGTCAGATGAATCCTGGTACAGGATTTGACAGTGCTGTTTATTTGGCTATGAATTCTGTTGACAGTGATGAAGCGGTCAAGTTACTTGAGAAGATGCAACTCAGTAATGACAAACGGTCGAGAATCAATCCTGCTACATGGCAAGCTATGGCTAAGGGTTTACAGGGTTTTTATCGTAATGATATTGACATGGAATACATGTTCAATCCTAAAGGTGGGTCAGTCCAGATACACCTACGTGATTACGCACGAAAGATTATTGACGGAACAATATCAAATCCTGGTGATTTCCAACGAATGAACTCACGGTTAGAGTTGGCTTTGTCATTGGACTATATGTCACGAGAAGCAAATGGTGAATACGTACCACGGTATCCATATAAAGAACATGAGATTAGGAACTACCGTGAAGCTGTTTCTTATGAGTTAAAGGAAGGGCTAGTTGACTTATTCCGTCACAACCAGGGGGCTACTGGTAAGTTTAGTCCTGTACCGATAACGCTACAAGATGGCAGTGTCATATTTGATCGAGTTAAAGCACAGCAGACTCATCCTTTAGGCACGCTTAAAGTGAGTGTGTCATCTGGAGATACTTTATTCAAGGCTGCTGGTACAGATCAATTCTTGCCTTACACGGCCAAGGCTAAGCAATATAACCCGGATACAGTTGTCCTCAAACCTTACATGACTCAAGGCCACAGACTGTTACCTAAACGATCGTGGGTGACTGCTATGTTGTTGGCTGAGTTGAATAATAAGCAAGAGATAATGCGTAACTCGCATATCGAAGAAATTGCTCTATCTGGCAAGCTTCCTAAGATTGTTCTGTCCGAAGCAGATAAGAAAGCTAACTTACCAATTAATTCAACTGAAGTACGCACTGAGCTTAAACCTATCATTCAGTCAATGATTAAATCTGGTCGTATTGATGGTGACATTGTTAGAGACAGCCGTGGAAAACCATCTAACGTGTACAACCTGTACCGTGCTGCGACTACTATGTCAGATGGTGCAGCGTTATTAAACTACGCACGCACAGAAACCAAGGCCTTTAAGAAATGGTCTGGTAACAATCCTGTAGTTGAGGCTATTACAACCAGCGACTTGCGTCCTAATGTGGCGATTGGTGAGATTGCACCGGCGGTTCGCGCCAATATCCGAAAGTACATGTCTGGTAAGTCAATCGTCAAGTTTGCCAAGTCTCTCAATGGAACACTCACTCCAGAAGACGCTGTTGAACTTGAAGTATTGATGGATGACTACCTGCGTGGGGAGACAACCCTCGCAGAGATTCGTCAAGGTATAGATGCTGCAATCGATGATCCAAATGAATTGCAAGCGTTGATTGATACTGTTTCTCAACAACTGGCTTCGGCTAAGTTTGATACTGCTCGCATTCACACTGCTGATTCAGATTCATATCAGGATGCATCTACGAGGCCTCGCACAGGTAGACCTCTTGTAACAGTTGGTTTTGCTCCAAATAAGACATTATCCTGGCTACGTAGTGCTGGTGGATTTGTAATGTCTGGTGGACCATCTGATCAAACTGGATACAACCAGTTTGGTTACTACCTTCGTGTTGATAACCCATTGGTAGTTGACTTAAGTGGTCAAGGTATGGATGCCGTATCTGTAGAGAATATGTTCGCAAAGAACCCAACTCGTGATGGCATAGTCTTACTGAACGCAAAGCATAGCATTGGTGGATTGAATACAACACAAAACATTATTCTTCCCCGTAGTAATCATGCTAAGTTACCGTGGACTACGTGGACTGAAACTAAGTCAGTGCCTACAGCGTATCCATCTGAATTTGATTACATCCTTCGTGATAAGTCACAGGATGAATGGATGAATGAAGATGTAGCATTCATGGGCAGGATGCCTGACATCAACTACAAACCTGATTACGCAGGTAAAGCTGAGCCAGCTGCAACATCCGGACCTAGGGCAGAAACACCTATTCGTGTACGTAAGACAAGAGTCCCTGACACAGCTGACAAGTTAACTTCGATTGTTGACTTTATCAATGACGTCACTCGTCTTACCCTATCGAGTGACCTTGCGTTTATGACTCTCCAGGCTGGTATTATCTCGCTTTCTAATCCGGCTATTGGATTCAAGGCATTCCTGATGGCCATGCGTGGATTTGCGCCGAACCTGAGAGTCGAATGGTTTGGAGGTATTGGACACCGAAAACTTGGACGCGAGGTCTATCATGATATTGGTGACGCAATGCGCCAGAATCCAGCCTACGAGCTTGCTCGTGAAGCAGGTCTTCCACTTGGTATGTTTGAGATTGATGAGCGTTTTGCAGACGCTTTGTCCATAGAGTTACATAACCTTCGTCGTATCAATCCAGACGCAACACTTGATGACTGCCGTACAACACTCATGGATATTGATGAGTTGGGTACAAACGACGAATGGTTCATCAAGAACCGACTGTCTCGTCACCTTCCAGGTCAAGGTCAGTTCGAGCGCTTCAATGCAATTCTACATGACCAGATTCTGCTATTGGCATTTGACAACTGGCACAAGCAGTTCCTTGCAATGGGTTATGTAGAGGGCTCGGAAAAGATGAAGCGTGCATTGAAAGATGGTGCACGAATCCTCGCCGTAACAACAGGTGACGTAGCTTACTCAACCAACAAGCAACGTGATGCTACTGCTGGTCGTATTGCTAAGCTACTCTTTACTGCTCCACGCTGGGTTATGTCTCGTGCTCTTATTGATCCATGGGTGAACAGTGTACTGAGCGGCGATTCGTTCTCGTTACTACATGATCTTATGGGGCATGATAACCCTGTATGGAATCTGTACAAGGGCGATCAAGCTGCGGCATCTCTTGGACGTACGATGTATGGCAGACTTGTCGGTGGCCAGATCTTTATGATGATCTTGGCTATCCTATGGCAGAACTTTAACCCTGAGACAGAAGTTGAGACTGATGTAACGCGTCAAGCTGGACGCATTCGTATTGGTGACTTCAGAATTGACCCACCGGCTGGTTTGTTTGACCACTACAGGCTTGGATATCGATTAATGGAAGCTGCTCTGCAAACAGGTCCATCTGATGCTAAGAAGGCTAAGAAATCCGATGGGACAATCATTGAGAAGATAGCTTCGGACCTTGGGCGTGAGGTGTCTTACAAGGCTAGTCCAATGTTGAACATGGCAGTAGGTATTTTCCAAACAGGGAAGACACCGATTGGTGAACCTATGTTTGGTCAGAACGAAGCAGCCACTCATGTTTACAATCAGTTGGTTCTACCTAGATTGATTGAGATGAATGGTGGTATTCAGCCATGGATGACTGACGTACGTGTAAGTAATGCTTTCATTGAACGTTTCCCAACCGCCGTCACACAGTTTATCGATTCCTATTATGCCGCAGATAAGTATGGTGCAAACCCAGCTGTTTACTCTGGACTAAACACTGGTCTAAACTTCATTGGTCTTAAGACTGAGATCAAACCTGTCAAGGCACTTAAAGAACGAAAGCGTAAAAACTATGAATCCAACAGTGCTGAAGCTCCATCCGCTAAGTCAGTGATTGAACAACAAGGACTTATAGGATTGTTTAGAGGGCAGGATTAATCTGGGAGATTATTCATCTCCCAGGATGTATCCACACCGTCTTCACGGGCAGTGACTTTCATGGATAAGCCTGGAGCTAAAAATACATCATCAACTGACAACCAGTCTGGAATGTGATCGTAATCAATCCGTATGATGCCAAGCTTGATAGCTGCCAGCATAGGACTCCTGGTCTTTGTTAGGTACTTCACCTTTTGGATATCGCGAGCAAGCTGCCGTAGTTCTACATGTAGTCTACGTGCAGCTTCTTCCTGACTGTTAGACAAAATGACTGCGGATAGAACTACCCGCAGCCATGGTGTCATTCGAGTTGGTTTACGTGAACTCACTTATTATTCACGCCAATACGATCCATCTGAAACGTCTTCGTATCGTTTCTCTGCGTAGTGTAGTACTGTGCCATTGTATTCTTTTAGGGTTTCTGTCAACCATTCACGGGCGTACTGTTCCATATCCTTAACTGGTTCTTCGGTTTTTGTTTCTAGACACTCGACAATGATGTCAAGTAAAATTCTGTACCACATAGGCTCCTCAATGTTGATACTGAGGGATGGAATCTTATTAGCGTGATTAACGATGACGTCTGCAATTTTGTACAGCCCTTCAAAGTGACGCTCTAAGATAAGCTCAATTTGAATCTGCTCATAGCGAGTGTATATGGAACCACTTGGGCCTTCCATTTCAATTGTTGCTATAAACTCATTGGGTAACCACAAGTTTACGTAATCACTTATTTCCTGTAACACTACAATCCTCCATATTCTAATTCGTGGAACTGCCCAGTACATGGGATGTACTGAAGAGTAACCGAACCTATAGGTCCGTTCCTATTCTTCCTAACAATAATCTCTATATCATCTGGCTGATCAGGCTCTGGTTGAACTGAGTTGTAGTAACTTGGTCTATACAACATCAATGCAACATCTGCATCGCTTTCGATGTCACCTGATTCTCTAAGGTCACTCATTACTGGTCTCTTGTCATCACGCTTCTCGCTTGCGCGAGACAGACTGGACAACACTATTACAGGGATCATCATCTCTCTCGCAATCTGTTTAAGGCCACGGCTCAGTTGCCCAACCTCTTGGACGCGATTGAAACCCTTGGTCTCTATCATTTGCAAGTAGTCGATAATTACTAAATCAAGTCCCTCCTTCTGTTTTAGCTTTAAGCATTTAGCCTTTATGTCATTTAATGATGTTGGGTTTGTACTACTGATATAGAGCGGCTCATCGTAAAGAGATGCCCTTGCTACACGTACCATATGCTTCTCTTGGGCATTCAAAACACTGTTCGACATACGGCGTAAGTCTATGCTTGTTTCCATGCTAAGGAGACGGTGCGTTGTCATTGCTGCGCTCATCTCAATACTTATAAATAGGCTGACTTGCTTTTGCTTTACAGCGTTTCGTATAAATGCTAATGCAAGAGCACTCTTACCCATACTTGGCCTGGCCCCTAGTACAACTAGTTCACCTTTCCTCCAGCCTCCAACTACATCATCCAAACTTCTCCATCCACTACTGATCCCTGATATCTTCTGGTTGTCTTTCCTGTCATTAATCTCATTAATGACTTGCTCGACCTCTTCATCAATATGACTGTATGGTTTCTTTTGATGTCCACTAGCAACCTTCATACAGTTACTCATGAACTCGTTAACTACTTCAGCTGAATCACATGTTGGATCGTATGCTTGGTCGATAACGGACATAGCTTCTGTAATAACTAACCGTCTGTCTGAATGTTGCTTGACAATGTTTGCGTAGTACTCAATATTGCTGGTAGTCGGAACAAAGTCAATGACTTGCATCAAATAACCTATCCCACCAACTTCATCGATCAGATTATTATCTGTAAGCCAACTACTAACTGTCACTAAGTCAATTGCTGTTTTAGTTTTTTCGAGCTCACATATAGCAGTATATACCTGCGAGTTAGCGTGACGATAAAAGTCTAACTCATCTAACAAACCACTAATCACATTGAATGTCTTTGAACCACCAATCATACTCGCACCCAATACGGACATCTCTGCCTCGATATTGTGCGGTGGTACTTTATTCATAGAATCCCCATTCGTCCTCCCTATCTGGGTTTTGACCGAAGCTAAATCCTAAGTTGTAAGCAACTAGGTCTAGTTCGTATTCAATGTAGGTAACGATCTCTATCGGTATATCTCTACCTAGTCGTGCTTCCTTTACCCTGCGGTATACGGCGCGGTGTTTATCCTTGCTCAGGTAGAGCTTGGTAAAGTCAAGCAGGGCCTCCATTGCGATTGAATCGTTCGTGAGGCCCCTTAAGCACATGCCTGGGCTAGGTGAGTTTCTTCGTACCATTTCCAATCAACCCCCTTACACCTTCCAGTTCGGGGATGTCTGGAGGATTAGACAGCACGTCACTGGTGTCAATAGTATTCATTACATTGTCGAATACTTCATTCACCATTTTAGCGTTAGCCTCACGGTCACGATTGCCCATTGCGTACCATCCACCACATGCATCAACGATAGCCTTCAATGGAGCTGTGCACTTACTGTCCCTATCCTTGAGTTGGTACTTCCTGATGATCTCACTGATCTCATTCATCGCCGTCATTGGAGTCATATCGTGTATGAATCCCAACGCAATGTGTCTTAGCTCAGCTGGTGTTGGGCGGAAGTTCTTTGTCTTCAATGCTGTTACTGTTGCCAGCATTGCAATGTCATCTCTCCAAGTGGCCATAGCCAGCGCGTACACGCTGGCTACTTTGTCGTCCCATTGATTCTGCGATGGCATCGTAGATAGGATGTTCGCAATGCTTGAAAAGCATGGCTTTGTCATCAGATACGTCCGAAGATATCGAGCATGATGCCTTGTACGTATTTACGAGTCAGGACACCGCCAATGCACTTTGAGACATTGTTTTCGTCCCACATGTAGGTATTAGTCTCTCGACCAATGCATCGATAGAGTATGAACTTGGTAAAGTTTTCACCCTCAAAGTCAGCTGTAAACGAAATGATCCCACTACCCTTGGGTAAAGACTTGGTGATGCCAATAGTCAAATACTGAGTATTCTCTTTGAATGCAATAGTCTTAGTGTCTGATTGCAATGTAACGAAAAACCGCACTACATCTGTCGCAACATGATCCATATCCGTGTGGACTTGACCAGCCCGACGAGTTATGCCGTCAGGATACTCCAACTTCTTACCAACGAAATACGAATCAAGCCTGTCTTCTAAACTAATCTCTGTAATCATTACTAACCACCTCTCCCCGCAGGTATACAAGATACTCTGCTTACTTGTCAACCTAATTTCTGAACAAAATCCAAGATCATTGCAGCTCGTTCACCCGTGTCTTGTTGCGGGATAGCGCTACCCCAGTGTTTCCACAGAGCATGCACGGTAACCATGTGTGGCTTACCCCACTTCTTCGCAAGAGCTCTTGTTCGCATCGCGATGTCCTCAGCCGTGACCCCGTGATGGATCATCTGTCTAAGGCAAATGTGTACGCCTTGCCATTCACCAACAGTGAACTCTGGGTCCATACCCAAGGCCATCCGATACGTCACGTACAAGTCTAGCGCTGGGTCATCATCCTTCGGGAGCTGAGCCTGTTTCCTAGGTTTCTTTTGGGGACTACAGGGGATACTTCTTTCTGTATTTTCTTCAATGTAATGGGGGTGGTAAATTTTACCCCCCTCCCCCGTAGTAAATTTTACACCCTCCCCTTCTGGGAATACCGTGTACAGATTGCTCGTCTGCCTACCACTTTCGCTGTACCTGGGTTCAATGGATAGTACTGATTTGCCGTCTATTTTGACCGTACAGAGGTGTTTGATGGCAGTATGGATAGTTTTATCTGTTAGGCCTGTTTCCTCCGCAATGAGCGAGATGGAGGGCCAACAGCGGCCATCTTGGTCTGCATGCAGTGATAGGCATGTAAACACCACCCATGATGATCCAGTGAACAGCTTCAAGTGTTGCTTCAGTTCGTGTGAAATCTGAACGTACGAAAGACTAGACTGGCCAGAGGCATTACGCCTCCGGCCATTAAAAACATCAATCATTTGATTACCTATATGGACAAGTGTCGCATAGTTCCTTGGTGCACTTCTGTGCTGTCTTCAGTATCTTCTCTGCATCAGATGGAGACATCCCTGTAGGGACCTTGATTGTTTCTATCACCCTTGGCTCGACGGGTTTACCCCGTATAACCTCAGACAATTGATCGATAGTCCATTCGTTATGGATCGATGCCGTAAGCATTGATTGCTGTTCATCCGGAGGAAGCTTAGCCACAATCCTGTGATGTGTCCAACTCAATCCTGATTGTCGGACATCGATGGGAACTGACTTGCTGACCCAGCAGTAGTTCGCCAGTGCCTGATACGAATGTCCTGTAGCATCCATAGCTTGGCTATACTTCTCACCGTATGCAGTTTGCCCGTAGACCAGTGCATCACCAATAGCGAATTGAAATGCGGTCTCCATGCGAGACAATGTCTCCATGAGACGTGACCAATCTTGGAATGCAATCTCTTCAGTGAACGTGACCCCAACATCCGATATGCGGACCGAAGATGGCATAGAGCCAATGTGTACAACTTCTTCAGTCATTGTCCATCTCTCTACTTTCCTCGTACCATCGGTTGATTCCATCTGCCAAAACCCCGATGATAAACACCGGGATCAGGATCAGAATGCCAACGAATATGGCTATGCCAACAAGTATTGCAGGCATTAATCGACAGTCTTAATGACGTACTTGGTCTCAGCAGGAGTGACAGACAAGCCGTGCAGGATAGCTAATCCTGGCCAGTCCAGCATCTCCTGTTTGACTGCTTCAGGGATAAGGCTAACGAGTACTGACTCCTTCACCTTGACTGCGCCGGGACAATGTTCTCGTGCCCAGAATACAGCTGCTTCTTCAGAGTCAACTGACAGTTTGGCCTTGCTGTCACGTACAGCGATGTCACCCCACGGAAGACTGAGCGTCTTGATGCGGTAGGTTCCATCTGCTTTACGTGGCAATGCTGATTCAGCGTACCGACCAAGTTGGTTTTCGTACGTTGTCATCAACCACTGTTCCTTGCTGGTTGTGCGCTTGAGCTCGCGTTCCTGCTGCCGAAGCAACAGGTCGTAGCGAGCCTTGATAGCGGTAGCTCTTGATCGTGTCTCAGCGATAGCCCTGAGTACAGCGAGCGCATCCTCCTCACCCTGAATATCAGGGTTCAACCACTTACTCTTAGGTCCAGCATACTCACCCGTTTCCGGGTGATATAGATGAATGACACCTTCTTCGTCTGGGATTTCAACCCATTCAATGTCGTTAGTCAATGGTCTTTACCCCTTCAGCTGCCTTGACCATGTACTGCTCAAGTGCGTCAGGTGTTTGCATCATGCGTAACAGTGAGTTAGCAATCGAGAAGTTCTCATTCGAGAATGCAGTACCTTCACCCATGAGGCCGTAGAAAGTAAGCTTCATGTCACTAGGTTTCATGCCTGGAATGAGTCTTTCGAGGTGAGTCTTGAACTCTTCCTTGGGATCTGGCCCTGCCCCTTTAGCCTTGACTACTGCTGATGCGTTAATTACGCTAGGGATAGGTGCATCCACAATGCGCTCGCCTTCGTCAAGTTCATCCAATGCATACTGCGTACCGTATCCAGCAAAGAGGAGTGCACGGCCTACCGCACCAGTAAGTGACTTCTCCTCAAAATCAGGAAAATGAGCACGATGTTCACGTTTGTGTCCGGTTGCGACAACTCGACCTTGAGGGTCAGTTATGCAAGCTCGTGCCAAACACGATACTTCATCGGTCTCAATGACCTCTGCTGTAATACCCCATCCGTCAGAAACGGGATGGTCTTCACGAAACAATGCGATGCGAACATACACGGGGGCATAAAGCTTGCCCCCTTTCATTTTAACTAAGTGGTCTTCGATTCTCATTTCAATTCCTTCAACTTCCTAAGCAAACGTTCTTCCATATCTTCTGGGTCACTCTCACCAAACACCATGTCAATACACTTAGGGTCAAAGACAAGGCGTTCGCCCATTTCGTGTACACGATCATCGTGCCATAGTCTTTCAAACATTGGAGCTGCTTGCATCAATGGCATAGAGATAATGTTCTCTACTTTGTAATTAAGTTTAAGTTGGTCAATCACAGCAAGTAAGTCATACGGATTTGTTTCAGCAACTACCGCATTGTTATGCATAACGTATGTGCCATCTTCGTTTTGTCCAATAGCAATGAACGAGTAGATGTCTGGTACAAGTTCACCGCCGGGGCAAGTAAGGATACTGTTAGCACGGAAGTCTCGTCCTCCCGCAAAGAATCTTGGCTTGTCTTTGTAAAAGATAAACCTAAACATTGAACCGACAGTGTGCCATGTCATTTGTTTTGCAACGTATGGTTCGTTGTTCTTCATGACAACTTGGGTGCTAAGCTCTTCTTCTGAGTCAGCAACAATCAAGTAGTTTTCACCAGCAATATTTGCCATCACGGTACTAATCGAATCTACTTCGTCATCTGGATGGGATGCATACCAGACCGTATCTAAACTATTCTTTTGAACGATGAATTGCCAATCGTCCCTATCAAATACAAACATGCTTATTAACCTCTTTAAACTTACTAACTTTCTCCGCCTGGGCGAAATGCGATAAGTTGTTCTCAAACAAAATCACAACGTCCAAAACGTCACTCAAACTACGACATATTGATGTCATGCCTTGATCAGCAAGGTTTTGTTGCTGTTTTCTTACAGTCCCCTTCTTTGTCTTTAGTTCTATCCCAACTGCACAACTGGCCCACCATGGTGCATGAATGTAGATATCAGGTGCACCAACGGTGTTACCTTGCCATCCAGTTGCGTGACTATATGAGCCACATTTATTACACTTGGTCTTACCCCTAGATTTACCTATCTCAACGATCGTGTAACCCAGCAATGCTAATGATTGACGTACGTGATTCTGGAGCTCAGCTTCTAACATGATAGACTTTATACGTCTCCTATTGGCAGGGTCTTACGATATACAACCTCGTATCGTGGGGCCCTGTGTTTTCTACGACCGTAGAATATCAGAACGAATCACTTCCTTCAACCATTATATTGTGTGTGTAATTCCATACGTACTTAGCAATGGCCGCGTTCATCTGAACGCCATCTTGATCTGTTGTAATTCCAGCTAACTTGAACGCAATGTGTAATGCTTTTGGGTCAGGAGCTCTAGCAACGAGCTCTTTCACATCAAGGTTATTATCGATGAAATAAACCCACGATGCATGTTTTGATGATGGATGTATTTCTGGAAAAAACCACGCATTACGCACACTAAACTTATCATTTGTGTTCAAGCGATTTACAATAGTTCCATCGGAATGTGCATATCCCTTAATGAGCTTCATAGTGTGTTTCCCATTTAGGAAAGCTACTAACTCATCAAGGGTTTCAAACATCCTTTTGCACGTATACACAAGAACATTACCGCTTGCTTTTTTATCTCTCATGGTAAGAAGCATAAGACGTAGCTCTATCTCAGCATCTATCTTTTTCTTAAACCATTTAGTCCTACCTGGCATACGACAACAGTAAAACATTTACCACCAGTTAGGTTTCACAATGCCTTGCTTACGATCTCTGCAATAACCACACTGCCATGGTGGTGTCCATGTCCCTGATAGGAATTCATCTACTACCATACAGGCTACAGCGTGTGGGAGATTATCAAAATCGTATGTTTTGTCAGCTGCGTGTGTCTTCGTTATAATCGTGCCATCCTTTGCCTCAAACGTCATGTCACAGGTTTCGATGTCTTTAAAACATTCAGGCAGTGTGTCTGGGATAAGGAAGGATACAACGTCAAGTCTCCATGATGGCCATATGACAATACCCATTGGTTTATCACCACGTTTACCAAGGCGGACCTCAACCTGACTCCAGCCACCCTTCAGCTGTGGATCTGCGTCAGCAGCCCATGCATCAACGATCTTTTGTGCAATCACTAGTGTGTTCAATAATTACCTCTTAAAATTAAATACCAATCCAACGTGTCGATTGTATCCCATAACCCAGCAGGTATCTAAACAGTGTGTGGATTCCCCATATGATGCATAACATACCTGCGTGGGGTGTGTGCACATCCGCGAGCGGATGAACATGAGCTGTAAGGGCAGCGAATGTTGGCACAAAAAACACCCGCCACCGATCAGGTAGCGGGTGTAAGTGTTCAGCTTGGAGCTCTAACCGAAGGTTATGTCTCCGAATATCGCACATTGCACGATGGAATCGGCATTCTCTGCGTCAAAGTCTCCAGTTAGGTCAACATGCCAAGGATACTTTTCGAGGCAGATCATGATGCCTTTCTGCAATGTCTCTGCGTCCAGCGTAGCTGGCTTGATGTCATCTTCGTCTGCACACTCATCCTTCACATGGATGCTGTATGCCCAGCCATCTGGGCAATAGTTTTCTGCTTGAGTATGCATACCATCGGCGGAGGAGCACCAATAATTGATGCCCCCCTCGAATGCGGCGCAGACAATGTTTTCCATGTCATCTGCGCTAATCTCCACTGCTGTTACTTTCATGTCTAATCTCCCAATATAAATCGGTCATCATCGGTCAGGGTGTCTGACGCGCCGCATCTGGCGGAACCAGACGTAAGCTCACCGTTTGCCCACTCCATTTCAATCACGTAGTCATCATCGTAGGAATGGGCGTTCAGACCGAATGATAGATGTGGATACTTCGCCGCTACCTCCTTCAACCACCCACGTTTGACCCAGATGGTATCTGCATCATGATCGTAGACCAGAGGGATGTTGTCACCGGTCTCAAAGTAGATAACAGCCGTCTGGCCGTCATCTTTAATTTCAAGCACGTCATCTGTACCACGATAACAAGCACCAATCGCGTCTTCCCACAACTCGTCATCAGGGATATGGCATGAGACGCTCATATCAAGCTCGATGTATGGGAACCCGATGGTTACATCGGTGTTTTCCTTCAGCCATACGGAAACATCTTCCTTGGTCCCAGATATGGCAAGTCTATTGCTGTAGATACTATGCATCTTCGTCACCGCGTCCTACTTCGTCTGCAAGGATTGTAATGTGAGGGTAGGTTACATCAGCAATCATAGCAATGTATGGTGTCGCGACAATCTTGGACCCATCTCTGAGTGTGACGGTAACCATGATGGTTGGTTCTTCGTCAAAGGATGAATCGTTCAGCATGGATGCAAGCTTCCCTGCAAAACCCATAGGGTTGTATTCCTTGACTATCTCTCCGTCATACATCCATGTAACCGGCTCACCCTTGCCACGTCCCTCTAGATGCTCGCTGGTATAGGATTCAAACGCGACTTCAGCGGTGTTGTACATGTACGTTGATCGTACTGTCCCAATATTGCCAACAATAACCTGATGTTTGTGAAGGCATGGCAATTCAACCAAGATGTCGTTGTACCTGTACCATTCGATGACAGACTCTGCATTGCCCCACTTGATTTTGCCATCCGCGATGGCTTGTGTAAGTTTATTATGATTCCAATGCGTAATGTCTACATCACCTTCAAACGATTGGACCATCATGGATATATTGTTCCCATGATCTTCTTCCCAATCGCATGATATTGCTTTTGTAAGCTGTAGGTCTTTATCCCACATGGTTGCTTTACTAATCATTTACTTTTCCTTTTCAAAAACTCGATGAACAATGCAAATCCAAAGAACACTAGGAGTGTGGGGAATGGGTTATCCATGATTCCTCACATATCTTAGACGGCGTGTGTGTGTGTGTGTCACTAGTAACCTTTCGTACCATCGCCCGTGCGAGCACGAACGTGACATCAATATACACAAACCGGCATAGATCCGCAAGAGAATCCAGCTGCGGGTAGCAGATCCGATCTTGGGTGCATCATATTCCTGGACTTCCTAGCACGGCTTGACTTTGGGTCTATCATGATGCTGCCAGCTTAGGCATACATAAACTTGCATACTTCAATGGACTATATGTACAATCGCATTCTAAAGGAGTTACTAGTATGACGTTAGGTTTGCAATGTGGACAGGTCCCGCCATCCGAATGGTTGCGGGACATTGGTTCCCAACGGGACCTCGAATCAACAATCGTGATGCTTCGCACCACATGGGGCATCAATGACATGACAGCAGAGAATATTGCCAAGACAATATTCCCTATCGCCATCGGTGACAGAGAATTGGTTGTGACTATGCCAGACGGCTGGCATTGGGAAGTAGAGGAGACTGAAAGTGAATAGTGTATCTGTGCGGCTAACAAGTAATCCGATGATCCATGCGCCGGGGATATTCCGGTACGCGCAACACGGCTACAAGACCAGCCGAAAGAAAGCAGACAAGCAGAAATTCGTGAACCTCATCATGTCGTGGGAACACCCGATGATGGATGAAACTGTCGTGCACGGCATCCTGTCTGGCAAGGTAGATGTAACCATCTTTGAAGATGCAGGTGAAGTGGAGTTTACAATCAATGCGAAGTAACGCTGAATGGCAACGTAGAATCATCGCCCGTCTCCTCAAGCAGGATACGGGTCGGCACTTCCTAGACTCTGGCGGTGCATACGGCAGACACCACGAGCGTAATGCCATCAAGACCGATGAACAGCTAACGGGTTGGGACTACAGTTTGGAGGTACGTCCGACACACTTTGAGGTATCCCGCAACGTGGCTGACTGGATGTATCACGGGTTTGACTTTGATCGAGAGCACACTACTAAACTGATGGCATTCTCACGTTCCAAGCGCAATACAGAAAACGACTGGTACAAATGCCTCGTTGCATACCTAGACTCTATCGGTGCGGATATCGACCGTGAAAAGAGTGGGAATACTTGCAACAGCCAAACCTTGTTGACACAGGACGTTACGTACCTTTCGATTGACATCCCAAATCTATGTGGTGACTACTATGCCATAGCGGTGCACCAAGGATGCGATGTCCGTGGCGGATACGGCGAGTATGTAATCGCGGAGGCAACGGATGACATGTGGTCTTACGCCAATGCCACCCTGTATTGCAAGAATAGACACTACCTAACAACCGATGATGCATATCATTGGTATCTAGATGGAGAATATTCGAGCGCATCGACCTTCACCGACGAGAACCTGAAGATAGCATCCAACGCGCACACATGGTGGCTCCAGTGTCCAGAATGCAAATGTAAACTGGAAGTAGGTCGATAACCCAAATCCAAAACGCCATCCAATACGGGTGGCGTTTTTGTTTGTCATTTATGGCATATGTTACCTGCGTGTGTTGTGTGACCATCCGCGAGCGAAGCGAGCGGATGAATGGGAGGGCAGGGCGAAGACCTGCAACCGGTGAAAAGCTGTGGGTCCGTGGCCGGGTGTAACCGGAAATGCTGCCC